GCACATGTTCGCGACCAACTACAACGTCCTCCGCATCCAGTCCGGTATGGGTGGTCTCGCCTTCTCCAACTAAGCATTTAGTCTTAGTTTGCTGAGAATAACATTAAAAAACAAAACTCATTTTTAAAATGCACAGTACCAATGCTGTTTAAAAATGATTAGCAAGCCTAAGTCGACCTATTTTTTTGTTTTCTAAACTAAAAATGCCTAACTTTTCACGTACCGAACTGATTACTACACTGACTATGATGATACGCACTGTAGAAAATAACCCTGATAGAGAAGTTTGTAAAACTATGGCACTGTCTATGTTTGAGGTTACACTCAATTATTACAATCTTCTCATACAGAAACGTGGTGATATGAAACTCATTCAGGTCTGTTATGATAAAGCAAAACAAGGGGGTCCCAGATTTGCGAAGTATGTTGCTAAATTCGAGGAACTTACTAGGCCACCACCTCTGCGCCGATCGGCACGGCTAGCAAATAAGCGTACTTAAATATAAGCCTCTCATTTTAGATAATGTTCAAGAAAGTGTTTGAACTTATCGTGAAAGTCGAAAAACCCACGTTAGGACGTTGGAATCTCAAGTCGTGTAATGAAATTTCAACATCTATAAACTCTGTGTATCAGAACAGAGATCATTGTGGTGACACAATATGCAAAACACCCAAAAAAGCTTCTGAATACAAGGATTTAAAAGAGTGTCCCGATTCAAAAGTAAATGCTCCCGTGTATGAAACCACCCACCCGACTTGATTGTGCCGTGAGACATCGAAGGTGTTCAGGGTGCCCCTATAACAAGTTTTTTAGACCTCAGGAGACGACAAAAATGAAGATAAAAGAGACACCCAATAAGAAAGTATGTACGAAATCTACACAGACGGAAGTTGCCTCGGAAACCCTGGAGCTGGTGGATGGGGAGCCATAGGTAAAGACATGAAGTTGTGTGGTGCCACGGCGAACACGACCAATAATATAATGGAAATGACTGCGGTAGCGAAGGCCCTTGAAGAGTGTGTGAAGAGGGGCATCGATGAGGTGCGCATTTTCACAGACAGCAACTACGTCAAGAACGGCATCACCAAGTGGATTATTAACTGGAAGAAGAATGGTTGGGTGACCTCAATGGGGACACCTGTAAAAAATAAGGATCTCTGGATTCAAATTGACACATTCAGGGAAAAGGTGAAAATGATTGAATGGCGTTGGGTCAAGGCACATAATGGTCATCCCCTAAATGAAGCAGTCGATACTCTCGCCAGAGAGTGTGCAAAAAATATTCAGGTAAAGTAATGACCGAGAAGGAAGAAGTGATTGAACACTTCTGGTGTGAGAAGCAAGAAAACCTCTTGGTACGATGGGCAGAAAAGGCTGCTGGGTACAGGTGGCTTCATAATCACGCCCGCCTCTATTATAAAAAACAACACGACTATCTGTCATATCCAAGTATAGTCATTGCAAGTATCACAGGTGTCGGTGGCTTCGCCGTGCTCAACCCCAGTGGAAACGATAGTGTGAGTTCCGAAATGAAGTCGAAAATTATGATAGTCCAATACTTTTTTGCCTTTCTCAATGTGTTGGGTGGTATTCTCACTTCGATAAGTAAGTTTAGTCAAAGTGCGAACTTAGCGGAAGCACACTCTGCGTTGTGTGTCCAGTATTCCAAGTTCTATCGTAACATTGATATGGAGTTGTCCCTTGATGTTCAGCACAGAGAAGATGTACTAGAATTTGTACAAAAGGCGCGACAAGAATATGATCGTCTTCTAGATGATGCTCCGGATATACCAGCAATATCGATTCAGGCGTTCAATATGGAGTTCCCCGATAAAGAGAATAAACCAGATGTCTGCAATGGACTCAGTATAATCATGAGTGATGACGCGGCTTCGACCATATCTTCTACGGCCAATCCAGTCTCTAGGTGGATGAAGAGTGTGAGGAACCTGAACATAAGGAGACGAAGTGACGACATCCCCCGACAAAATTCTGTTGAGGTATAATAAAGTAAAATGGGTCTTTCACCCTTCAACAATTTCTTGTTTCTGGCTACTATTACTCTCGCGTACGGTTTCCTCTACAGTCGAATGGATCCCAAGGAGTTCGGTTTCGAAAGCCCCGTTGATCCTTACTACTTTGCGTTCACCACCATGAGCACCGTGGGTTATGGTGATTTTGGTCCCAAGACAGATCGTGCCAAGATGCTCGTGATGTCCCAGCAGGGTATTCTCATCGGTGAACTCATCGCCATCCTCGGTTCGCTCGTTTCCAACAAGCGTGCTTAAATATTCATCTTGAAAATTGTGTCAGCCTATTCTAAATGATAGTTGTGATCCTATTGTTTACAGTATGGTTTTTAGCATATGCCAACAAGTGTTCGTGTAAAAAGAAAACTGATGGTTGTTATAGAACGGAATTTTACGGGTTTCAATATGGGCACTTGAACTTGTTCATCTTGTTGGGTGCGTTATATCCCAAACAGTTCTGGTTCTGGATTACCCTAGGTGCCCTTTGGGAAGTGTTTGAGTATTGGCTTTCTATGCGACCCAATCTCGTACAAAATTTTGGTGGATGTCTTTCAGAGTCTGATGAAGAAACACCTCTCTGGCTCCGTCGTGTATACGCGAATAAACCCAAGCATGAAAACTTTATTGATCGATTCTTTGGGATACAGAATTCACAGAAGCACACGTGGCATTACTCTATAGGTGAAAATTTAACTAATGTTGTTGGTTTTCTCATTGGAAAGTATATAAAAGAAAAGTTCTTATAATTATCAGATGAATGTGGGAATCCTCACCGCTGGTGGTGTGTGTCCAGGTGTGAACAACATTATCCACACCTTAACACGTCTAGAAAGTTCTAAAGATAGTAGGATCATTGGATTCAATGAAGGGTTCCGTGGCCTAAACAATAATATCCGAACGGAGCTATCGCGTAAAAAGATTGAAGAAGGTGCTGGTTCGATTCTCAGGGTTTCGTGTGAACCGATAAAACTTGACCAGGTTGTAGACCGAGTAAACGAACTTGATCGCCTCTATTGCATTTGTGGTAATGAATCGATGAAGAGTGCGGCTCAACTCGCACTTGACGAGCGCGTGAACACGAATATCATTGGCATCGCTAAGACTATCTTCGATGATATCCCGGGTATGGAATCTATTGGATTTCAAACCGCTGTTCAAGAATTTGCAAAGTATATCGACTATGCTCACACAGAAGCATCCACTACCAATTCAATTGTGTTTGTGGAAGCACCTGGTCATCGTGTGACTGGACTCTCCACGAATGCGACATACGCAAAGTATTCAAAGGTGACGGATGTCATCAATCATCAAACGGAAAACTCTGTGACGATTAGTCAAATCAAAGAAAACTATGAAAGGTATGGATACGCGGTAGTCGTCGTCGCCGAAGCCTGTGAATATCAAGATGTCGTGGATTCGATCGAAGATCAATTAGATGTAGATCTCAAGGTTGTCAATCCCGGTTTTGTCATCAGAGATGTTGAAGCGTGTGCGTACGATACGATCCTCTCCGTGAAAGTTGCTGGGGAGGCTTTTGAGAATGCTCAAAAGTTTGACAACTTCATCCAGGGAGGAAACACGAAAATCAAGTTCTACGACTATATACTTAAAGTTTAGACCTGTAAGTGATATGTGTTATACACAACGACTAGTCAAGTGGTCGAGTTGCACCTTTGTTCCAATAACTCAGTTGGTTAGAGTGTGGTGCTTATAACGCCAAAGTCACGGGTTCGAGCCCCGTTTGGAACATTTTTATAAACATTATTGTGTGTGTTTATAAAAATGGTCTTGGAATACAAAATTAAAATTAAAGACTCTACAACACCGAACGATTTAGATTCGTTTTTCAATCACGTATGGTCTTACGGGCGAAGTGCTCACATCATCATGGACACTACGGAATGTAAACGAGTATCACTTGGTCGCATACTCTCTATGAAAGGGATCCTCGATAAACATCGTCCAAATTCTCGGAAATATATAGATCATTCCACAATAATCGTGAAATCCCAATGGGCAAAGACACTTTTGAATGTTGGTCTCTCAATCATCCGAACAGAGAGACCTGTTCGTATTTTGAAAGCCTAAGTGGATCGTTCAACAAACCTATCTTAACTAAACTTTCAAGATGCGTGCTCAGATCACTACCTCCGTTCAAGACCTCGAGAAACTCGACTTCACAAACGCCAAAGTCGAGAACTTTTACATGATAGATATTGAGACCGGCGAAACCATCAGTGATGAACCGCTTAGTTTTCGTCAACTAAGAAATAAGCTCTTTCAGTCCATGTACACAGTGAATCTCCTTTCTGGAAAATTTCCAGCAGTCTCGACGACAAACAAGGGTGTATCTTTTCACCCTACAGAGTTTGTGGGATGGTGTGACGGAACTGGGGATGGTGACGAGTACAACGGTGTATGCCTGAATCTCTTCGTCCGTGACGATTCTGCAAATGTTGTGATGAAGGACGTCTTCAAGTCCCTTCCTCTCCTTGTCTGCCCTGTCAGCATCCGTATCCGCCTCCAGGACGGGAGGGTCGTGACGATCAACGAGGGCTTCCCTTCACACAACAGTTGTGGGTGGAAACAAGACTATGTGGAGTTCGCGAAGAAGTTTGTCATGAAATAGTTTTTCTTTGTAATGAGTAAGATGATCCTCTGGATCTTATTGTTATGTTGTTCTTCTTCAAGTGGTGCATTCGCATTTCTGTATAACACAGAGCCGAGGGTGAAGTCTTATATACAGATGAAAGTGATCAAACCTATGCAAGCCGGTTTAGATCCTGTGAATACGAGTGAATGTGATAAACGATATGGTGTCGATTACAAATACCCTCAGGGGTACACGATAGGTGGGAAAGATGCTAAGAGTGCTTATGATACTGGCTATAAATCCAAGTGTGGTTTAGCTAAGGGGGGTTCGATAAGTGCGACTGATTTTAGAAAGAATGCATGCAAACCGTCTACTTCTAAAACTGCTAAGTTTTTACAGGATTGGAACAAAGGTATTAAGGACGCTTGTGCCATAATCGCACCCATCTAATATCCCCACTTGAGTTCATGTGGGGTCTTGTCAGGAAACTGCCTTGAGAAGAAGTTTCGATTTCCGTGGTCACTATGGGCGATGATACTTTTGTGGGTTCTATCGATTAGGATGTATTCGCGCAAGTCTTTGTAGTATATGCGCGCACCTTGGGCAATAAGATCCTCGTGTTTCATGTCGACGTGGTTGTCCATGGGTAGGAAGTATCGCTTATACTCCTTCATGTTTTCGACGTTGATGAGGTAGCATTTAGTACTCGAAATCCACTTAACCTTTTCGAGAGTTCCATCCTTTTTGTCGGGCAGTCTCGATAAACAGTGGAAGAAGCACATCTCAAAGTCATCCCCCTTTTCATCGATCACACTCTGGATCCGGTCGTAAACTTCGTCAGACTTTATGATAACGTTGTCTTCAAATATCACAGCATATTTAAGACCCTGATCAAAACATCTTTGATAGAAGTCCATGTGTCCAAAGAAACACCCGATCGCACCCATGTTGAAATAGGTTATGTCAGGTCTTTTCACTTGTGGATTGTAATGAATTTCCAATGCCTTCTCATAATACTCTGGATCTATTTGATCTTCATATTCACTGGCAACTTTCACCATGCGGGTGTCTGGTCCATATATAATTTCTAAAGGAATGTCATCTTTGTGACTTTTGATAAATTTTTCGTACCGTTCCTTTTGATTTTTCATTGTGAGTAAAAAACATTTGTAATCATACTTATTCTTAGTCTTTTCCATGTCCATCAAGACAAGAATACACATGACTATCAAAACGATGAATAGAATCATACCTACTTAAACCTTAGAAAATAGTAATAGGTAATGGATAGCATCATCGATGGTGTCGGTCTGGCGAGTTCGATACTCATATCGATAATGTTCGTACCACAAGTCGTTCATGTCTATAGAACAAAAGATACGAATGCCATCAACTATGCGTTTTTGAACCTCAATCTCCTAGCGAGTTCCCTTGGTCTCGTGTATTCGATTTATTTCGACGTCGTTCCGATGATTGTGGCAAACACCTCCGCCGGACTTTTTTCACTTTCACTGGCAAGTATGAAACTCATCAATGATAGGTCTAAAAGTGTCGACGAGTCTCCAGTCTAAAGGGGTTTAAAGAAATTAGTTGTAAAAGTAATATATCCGAGGCTCCTATAGTGTAGTTGGTAAACACTGTGGACTTTGAATCCACCGCCCGTGGTTCGAATCCACGTGGGAGCTACCACCCCCTCTTAGCTCAGTTGGTAGAGCAGTGGACTGTAGTTCCATTTGTCATTCGTTCGATTCGGATAGAGGGGACCCCTTCTCCCATAGCTCAGTTGGTTAGAGCGTGCGACTGTTAATCGCGAGGTCATCGGTTCGAACCCGATTGGGAGAGTCAGTTGTTTTTAGAAGGTGTTTTCCACCTTGTAAAAATAAAATTACAGTACTATATGGCATATACTCCAGTTCAAATGAATCCATTTTGGAAATGGATGCGTAGTAATATCGTTAATCTGTCATTCTCTGCCAACAAGGTTGTTGTCATACGTGATTGGAGATTGGCTGTACTAAATATCATTTTCAGTTTGGGTATTGTGAGTTGGGTTATATATTCACTTTTTACAGGAAAGACGTATATCGTCACCGAAGTTCCAACAGGTGTTGCGAGTGCGTGGGGTTTGGCATCGACCGAGTATACGTCCGCTCAAACTGCGATATACAACGGTGCTTCGTCATTTTGTGATACCCTCAGTAATTATGAATTCAAATACTCAGATGACTGGTACTATTATGCACCGGTGTGTGCATATTACATGGGATCTGAATTAATCTCAAAGCTTCCATCGGGTAATGTTATGTTTTTTACAACACATATATCTGAAACAATTAAACAAAGATACATTAAACCAAATGACGGGTGTATTTCCGATCTAAATGGTCTCGGTGAGGCGGTTGAGGTCATGGGGAGGTGTGAACATTCCAAATCTACAAACTTTTTAGCACCTGGTATAGAGGAGAGTTATTTTGCATTCAATCATTATTTCGATTCTCGTCTTCAATCCGGCTCAAAACCGATGACATACATTCGAAGAGAAGGTTCTGATGAAAATCTGTATACATTTGAAAAGGGGGCTGCTATTCGTTTGAAATTATCCGAGTGGTTGAATATCACTGGAATTGACCTCGATAAACCATTTAACGAACAAAATGTAGAAGGTCTCGATATTACCGGGTTTAATGGTGCGGGGGAAGACTCTGAAAAGTACCCTTACGTGAGAACGAGTGGTTTGCGTCTCAATATTGCAGTCAAGTATCACAATTTCTATCTCGACCGTGATATACACACACAGATAGGTAATAGTGATGTATACGCTGTCGTGACAGTGTCTCCTAAAATTGGTTGGTTTTCAAAGGGTAATGAAATACTGTATAGCCAGGAAGGTGGTCATACTCCATTCGATATAAACAATCCAATCAATTTGACAAATGGACAACCAAATGGCATCTATTACGATTTTTATAGGTACGGTATATTGTTTGACATACAACAAATGGGTTTAATTGGAAAGATGGATTATCTTTTCGTACTTATGCAATTTACTTCGGGTATTGTTTTGATGGGACTCGCAACAACGTTGGTTAATTTCATCGCTAAATTTGGTTTGGGTGCCAAATCTGACTTATACAAGTCGGTCATTCTAGAGACATTTGATGTTCAAAAAGAAGCTGCAAAGTATGCCGCACAGGCGTGTGTCGCCACAAAGAGTTTCAAAGATGCAGATGACGATGGTAGAGGTGATTTAGATTTTGAAGAATTGAGAAAACTCATCAAGGAATCATTCTCTAAAGGTTATTTGGATGATGGTGTTGATGATTCCCTCGATGAAAATGAAATAACCGCGATGGCGTATTATCTCATGAGAGCTGCTGATGAACACTTAGATGATAGGATTTTAGAAGAACGAGAGAAAACACCAGAAGAATTGCGAAAATCAAAGATATCCTTACACGAATGGCAAGAGTTATCTACAACAGGTGTGTTCAAACTAAAAGACCTCAAATATGTATCAAAAGAACAACTTGAAGCCTCGGGGTGGGCGAAGAGTATACTGAAAAAGATAAAGAGTAGAAAATAAGTTAAAAATACAAAAAGTAACAACAGTAATGGCAACTGTTGTTAAGTTTTTGTTTGCACCCCTTGTCTCAGCTTCACGGAAGAAGCGACCTGCTCGTTCTTCTGCATTGGATGCTCCACCACCCCCAGTAGATGATACCAAGTACTGGGATTTTGGGAAATACTCCTGGAAGGCGACGGTCGAAGCTCTCGACAAGGATGGTGTTGTCGACAGAACGTTCATCGGCTACAGTCAGAGGTTGGATATAACAACGAGAACCCAAATTGCCTGTGATCGTCACAAACAACCTGGAACTACGTGTGGTGAGGCACAGATGGTCATGAAGGGTGGTGAGTGTGATGAAGTTATTTTTATGAAACCAAAGTCAGGTGTCCTGATTAATCTGACTCGCTAACGTTTACTGGAGGTGCTTCAAGTATCTCAAGTTCATAGACACCTTCTTGAACTTGAGATGGCTTCACGTACGCTATACGACAATCCCTGGTACGAAGGGCAACATTTCCACTGGGTGTTGGAACGGCGATGGGTTTGCAGAGGAGGGCGAACATTATTTTAATGTCAGGAAAAAGTAATAGATGAATCACTGCCTCGTATTCGGAGCCAGGGGACACCTAGCGAGAACCCGTATCATTCCAGCTCTCAAGAAATTGGATTGCCCTCACACTCCCATTTCTAGACAGCAAGTGGCGAACTTGGAACACCTCAGAGACGTCAAGAACGTCGTGGCGTACATGTCCATCCCTACACACAACTTTTGTGAAAATGTAGAACCCTACCTTGGTCTTGTCGATGCGACCTATATCCTCGAGAAACCACATGGTCACTCTAAGTATGACTTTGAGAGAATCAAAGACTTCATCGACGAAAACAATCTGAAGGTGGTGTACAACGATCACTATCTAGGCAAGGATGTTTTACGATTTATCCAGACTCCACAGAAACTCGAGTCCATCAAAATCAAGTTACACGAAAGTGGTGACATGAATGAGAGGATTAATTACTTTGATACTGTGGGTATAGTGGGGGACATGTATCAAAGTCATTGTGTCCTGTTGTTCGCGACAATTATCGCGAAACATATGTTTAGAAGTCGTGAAGAAATCTTAAAAGAATTGGCTTCAGTTGAGCCGGAAATAATTCAAATCGCGAGAAGCTTAGAATACAAAGGTACAGCGCCTACAGAATGCAAAATTAGAATGACATACAGGGGTATTGAATTAGAAGCAGATTTGGCCAAGATGGTTCCTGGGGACAAGTACATTCTCACGAATGATAACGATAAATGGAACCTGGACATGGGTGGTTGTGCATACGAAAGTGTACTCAGAGGAATCAAACGCGGTAACAGAAAGATGTTCCTAAAAGAGAAGGAAGTTGATTATCTGTGGGATCACGCCTCCATCATCTCGTGTTGACCAAAATAGTTACGCTGTGCCATGATAAACTTCATAGACGTAGAGGTCTGATGTGTAAAGTCAAACTGGGTGAGAGCAGCCTGGATAGCTGGACAGGGAATACCAGCAGCAGTGCAATACATCATCATAACTCGTGCGTTTTCAGCAGTCTCTTCAACGATGGTGCGGTAATCCTCGCCAATCATGGGACACTCGATGATGGTTCCAGAAGACCAAGCCTGTTTGATACTCTCGTCACCAACGTGCCGGGTCGTCATGAGGTCGTAGCCTTCGAGTAGGGATGTCGCAAACACAAAACGAAGTGCATCCACCGCGACCGTAAAGTCGATGGCACAGTTCCGATGATCAGATGTATTGACCGCCTTAATGTGACGGCTCGTAAACCTCGAGTTCACCGCAGAGTTAATCGTGGGTGTGGGAATACCATACTCGAGACCAATCTCCGAACACCATAGACCCGTGTTGTTCATGTGTCCGATATCAGCAATCTTTTTGAGATCGTATTCATGAAGTACATCCATAGCCGACTTGGTCAGGTAGCCATAAATATCGGTGTTTTCAATTCGCTTCAGAACCTGTCCCATGTAGTAGCCATCTTGGTTGCAGTAGGCGTATACATCAGCAATACCTTGGAGCATCCCATACTCTACACCATTGTGTACCATCTTGGTAAAGTGACCAACACCGTAGTCCTCACCCATGTATGCGTAACTCCGAGCGAAAGACTTGAAGAGGTCTTCGTGTTCCTCAAAGGTTCCTTGGGGCCCACCAATCATGAGCGCGGGACCTAGCCGAGCACCCTCGGCACCACCGGAGAGACCTGTACCGAGGTATCCGATTCCCTTGGATTGACAGAAAGCACCCCGGTTCCTCGATGTTCGATAAAATTCATTCGAACAATCGATGATAGTGTCACCCGCAGTCATCACCGAACTCAGTTTTTTCACCATGGCATCCGTCGTCTCCCCATGTGGGAGAGCGGTAATAATTGTGCGCGGCTCCTTCATATCAGAGACCATCTCTTCGACATTTTCATAACCCTTCACATGAGAAGACTTCTTAACAATCGCCTTCACCTTTTCGGGTGAACGATTGCACACATTGAGTTCTTGGGACTTCTGGATGTTTAGGGCGAGATTGCCACCGATAGAACCGAGGCCGATGAGACCGAGAGACATTATACCTCATGTATGTGCCATCCTTTTATACTAATTTCACTCTCTTCACACCATGGATATACATCCTCACCTACAAAGTTTAAAGCATCCATACCACCTTCAATACATTCTTTACAGGTCCCTATACTATCGTCAATTATACAACTGATACCTAGAGCACGACAAACATCAATCTTCTTAATTTCATTATCTGTGAAACTATTTGTGAGAATGACATCATCAAAAACACCTGGAAAGAAATGATCAATCCATATTTCAGTGGGTTCTCTAACAATTTCTTGACGACCCGTAACGATATACATTTTATCAAAGATCATATTCAAGTTATTCATAGCGAGTTGGGAACCCTCAATAGGTTTCAGATTTCGAAAGTCTTCCGACATATAAAAATCGCGAAGTATTACCTGAGATTCTTCCTCTGTGCAATTAAAAATTTCTCTATAAAGGTAATTGTATTTTTTGTTTTCAGGTAACTTCACTCCCTTCCTTTTAGCCATAGGTTTCAATAAGTGTACAAGGACTTCATCTACATCGATGGCAATTTTACTGTTCATTTATTTACCTTAATATTATTCGTAATCTCTAATACACACACCAACGGGAAATCTTGGTACACCCAAGGCGGTAAGATTCTGGAAACGAACCGTCAATTGTTTCCCAATGTATCTATCCTTCTCTTCCAGGAATTTCCTCCGCACTTCGAGGGTGCCTTCGGGTCTCACAGAAAAGTGTTGTTCTCCCACTTTACACACCCAGATTGCAGTACCTTTTTCACGCCCCGTACCTTCTTTGACATCGACAATCTCATACTCTTCTGTCTGAAACGCCTTATGTTTGAGAAGATAATTGCTTCGCTTTCCGATTTCATATATGCTTGAAGCGTCTCGAATCATGACACCCTCGTGACCTTGTTGCACAAACATATCATGATATTTCTGGACACCCTTTTTTGATTTCACAAGGAAGGTGTCGATTGAGATTCGCTCCTTTCGTTCTTCGAAAGTGAGGTTCGGTCGGTTCAGATCAAAGTAATCAAACACATGAAACTCGAGATCTTTGGGATTCATCTTGAACATACTCGTGATTTCCTCGAATGTTTTGTTTGGAACATAACATTCTCCGTCAAGGTACTCACCATCTTTAAGACCTTTGGCAAGATGTTCTACACCCTTCACAGGTTTTCCGGTTCGAGAAAAACACCCCTTATTAGAGACGAGAAGACGAATACCGTCAATCTTGGGTTGAACGTAGAAGGGTTCGGAGATGTACTTCTGCCGATCTTCCCATTTATTCGCCAACATCGGAAGAATTTCTGTACACCTGGTCTTCTCATTGTTCCACATTGTTTGAGCACGTGTGAGTGCTTTCTCATACCCAGTCTTCACATTGGTGCGAGACACAGAGACTTTGTCAGAACCGACAACCCCAGTACTCTTCACGATATCAGCTGTACCATCCTTTAAATCCTCGACACGGATGTCCGTGAATCTCTCACTACCGTTTTTATCTTTCTTAATAAGGCGTTCCATTATACAGAGTTTTAAATTCTCAGCTTTAATTAGATGTCTGGATTACCAGTTGTAAACTACGGCAGAATGGAACGACTTAGGCCACCAGAAAGCACGACAGTGCCTCTGAACTTGAATACTTTTTGTGTTGTTTTCATAATTGTGTGTATATTAGCGCTTTACAAGCGTTCTATGACAATCAGTCAATCACGTGAGCGATATCATACTTGATACACCTCTCGGGTGTGAGGTAAATATCCTTCTTCATGAGTCGCTTAAACTTCTTTTCAGGAATCTTCGTCTTGGAGAGGTACATCTTCTTGAGCATTTTCATAAACTTTTCAGTAGATTTCATCTCAGTCTTGAGATCTTGGAAATTGCCCCAAAACTCTGTAGAAATCTGGTGAATCAGGAGATATGCGTTACGACCCATGCGTCGCTCAGACCCACCTAGGAATACAAAAGTTGCGGCACTGCAGCAAGACCCTTGTGCAATTGTAGTCACTTTGACCCTGGAACGTTCAAGGACGTTCATCATGTTTAGTCCTGCAAAAATGTCACCACCATCACTCATGATATGCACCCGGATTTGGGGTTCGTAACCAACAAGCTCTGCCATTTTCTTGATAAGTTCAATCTCCAACTTCTTGAACTTCTCGACAAACTCTAGAGCGTTCTCTCGGTCGACATCTCCATAGAATAGAATCTCATTACCGACAACCTTCACACACTCAGTCTCTTCGTTATCTTTCTCATCCTCTGTAGGCATTCTTCAATGCTTTCTTTACTCTTGTGACGTCTCTCGATTTTAAGCCATTTCCGACGGCGAGATGATTGATGACGTCAAAATCTTGTGGAGTGATTTTATACTCGAGAAGTGGTTCTAAGTCTCCATTTTCTGCATACTTCTTTAAGAGGCACAATTCTTCCGTACCCAGCCCCATACGAGATTTTTTCTTAATTTCTTCAAACTTTTGTTTGCGCATTTTGTAGTTTCCAAACTTGGTCCAGCAACTTCCAGGTCTAATCTTATCTTTCTTGAGTGGTTGACCGAGGGACGCTTTTGGTATCGTTAAGGCGTGTAATACAAAATAGGGCATTAGATTCCATTCACCCCGAGAATACATATGGGTGTCGTACATATCAGCTTCAGAAAATGAATGAGATGCTCGTATGGTGTCAATACCCTCGGAGTCCAAGTAGTTTTCTTGAAATATGTCCCATATGTGACCATGTTCGGATATCCCATCATAAATTTCTATTGGACCAGGATCGGAAAGAACTCCAGCTATGAAATCCTTTGGACTTTCAAAGTCGTCCATCTCATCGTAACCTTCCATGTATGTGAAGAAGTTTCGTATGTTTCCTTCTGCTCGTATGGCAGCACTTTCCACTTCAGGACCAACGTTGTCTGTCAAAGTTTTTAAAACTTCAGGTTTATGTTTTGGGATGAAAACTGTTTCGAAGTTTGGATACATACACATACTCGTGGTAGTAACTAAGAGTGACCCCCGTGAGAGACGGTCACCATCAGCAACTTTCTCTATTATGGGTTTGAAGACGGGGTCATAGTCTTCGATGTACACATGTTTCGTCGATGGTCTTATAAACGGTAGAAAAGGTGACTTACTCTTGAGATGTTCAGCTTGGAGTTCAACATGATTCAAACCCTCGAGAGCAGCTTTTAGAATGTACGTCTTCCCCACACCCAGTGCACCGCAGATGAACACATTTTTTCGTTCACGAATGTACCTACGAATGAGTTCAATTTGTTTCGTGTGAATTGTCGTCACAGTAAGATCTTTTTTTTGTTCGACTATTTTAATGAAGGAATCCATCGATGACCTTACTAATCAAGCCATAGATTTGGTGCTCGATAATGACGCACTACATAATCGTGTCGTAAAACCTTTAAAAAGAAAAATTTTACCATACGTTGTGTGTGGTATTGCGACCAATGTGATCATGTTTATTCTTTTGGTGTACCTTGCTCGACGTCTGTCTCTTCTTCATCTTCATCTTCTTCCGCTTCCTCATACTCCTCATCCTTAGAAAGGAAATTACCAACCTTTTCAAATACGGTATCCTTCGTGATGGCTCTCACAGTGTCTATAGTTTTAGGTTGCTTAAGACCAGGTATGGGACGTACGTTTAATATTTCAGGTTTCGTGAATACACCTTCAAATGGATACTCCTTTTCGAAATTCTTAAGAATATTCTTAGGAATTGCGGGGCATTGTTCCAAAAGACTGTCGTATGTAGCCTTACATTCTTCCACGAATTTGAGACCCTCCTTTTTGCGTTCTTCACGAGGCAAAGCCAGCTGAAGACGGATGTTTCTCGAAAGACTACCATGTCCTAACGCAGATGTTCTGTGATTCTCCATCAGTTCATTCACCTTGAGGAACTGCATGATCGTCGCGATGAGACCCGCCACCAGGTTTAGACCTCCAATGATCGATGGCGCCGCTGGCTGTATACTCGCGGGTAAGGTTGTCTGAGCAAAGTTCGCGGTACCAGTGATGGTCGACAGGACGATTACTGGTAAATTAAAACGCAAACTTAACTTCTTGTACATCAGGAAAGACCGGTGGTGCATGTACCTATAGCACGCAGCAGCTTCACCCCATTGACGCAATATATTTTCGTGATACTCATTCCACATATCTTCCATATTAATTTCTTCTGACATCTTATAATAGATGAACATAATATTCTTCATGCACGTCATCTTTCTTTTGGCAATTCTGATTGTTCCTTTCACAAACAATCAGAAGAACCTCGAGTTTTACTCGATGTTGATTCCATTCCTCTTTTATCATTGGTCTGTAAACGATGATACTTGTGCTCTCACACAAGCTGAGATGTTCATGACTGGTAAACACAAGGATGAAACATTCATGGGGCGTCTAGTTGGTCCAATTTACAAAATGGAAGATAATGAAGTAAACAAGCTGACCAAGACCCTTTTCTTCGCATTGTGGGCATTTGTGCAATATCGTTTGGGGCACTTTAAAGGATTTTCGGATGATGTGGGACAAATGCTTAAAGTTATGAAACTAAAGTAAAATAATTATGGATACCAAGTTGCGTAACGAAGTTGCTCGTTTGAAGAATGCCAAGGAGGTTTATCAGTCTGATTATGTTGCCAATATCGAAGTCCTCGAAGAAAAAATTGAACGACTCGAAAACCAAATTGATCGGAGTGAATCGGATGTGAAGAGGGCAATTCTAGAAAAACATAAGCATCTCTACCTACAGGAGATTAAAAAGTTGGATGAAACCATTGAGAAAACTACGAAATTCGTAGACCAAAAAGTTGGGGCACTAGAGGCTAAGTTGGAAGAGATGGACAGAGAAAAGAAGTCTTTCGAATACAACATCAAAAAACTTGAAGATGCTGTCGAACGACGAAACACAAGCGAAGTTTTCGATATGTTCGATAATGTCGTGAACGCACTCAAGATTTTGCGTGAAGAGAGAACCTGAACTGATCAAAGAAATGTACACAACTTTTAAAATTGTGATACAGGATCATACATAACGCATCAGCGATGTCATGTTTTCTCTCATATGGAATGTCTCCATCGGTATATTTCTCAGCGATAGAGACAGTTCTCTCCTTTCTTTGGTCATAGTCAAGATGTCTTATACCAAAATGCACATGCATGCTCACGGGTGAAATTAAAGAAACCTTATCTTTGAACATGTAATGTAGAAGTATCTCGATATTTTGGAACCCACCCGGGGGTTGCCTCTCTATCAGTATTTTTTCGGCTTTGTCGAATATGTCTCTATGATCTTCAACAAATAAAGGAATCAAGTCCACGAAATCATTCGAGTGGATGTACTTATAGTCTTCAAGACTCACCTTCTTTATGTATTCTACCTCAATCTTTGGACCCGCACTCGACTCAGCCAATACAAGACCCATATTGTGATAGCCAATGTCGATCGCCAAAACCTTCATAGCTTTAAGTGAAAGATTTTCCTTAACTATAGTAAATGAAGAACAAGACAAAGACTCAACTGTTATGGGTGATCCTTGTAGCATTGGTCGTGGTCATCGTGTATCTCATCCAAAATCCCCGTGTTGTTAAGGTTCCAGTCAAAGTTCCTACGATGATGGTACCCCCAAGGCCCGTACCTTCTCAGGAAATCCGTTACGAGCCAGAATTCCGAGGACCACCCATCAAGAAGTACAAACCTGGACGTATGCAACAGATGGGTATTCTCACTGGATCTGGTGAAACCTTACCCCTATATGGTAAAGAAGTCCGTGGACGTCGTGATCGTTACCACTACTACACAACTACCGGGGGTGAAAATTTGTACCCGATTCCTGTGAATCACGATGGGCGTGATTGCATAGAAGATATTGGATGCCAAGAATTTTATGGAAATGAAACGGTCTCAGTGACTGGTAAGACTGGTTCATTTACAGTGAAGATGTATAGAACAGATGATTTTTTCTAGATGCGCTTTTTAATATCAGTCACGACACGCGAAGTCGACGAACTGCAACAAGATGAGCACACACATGCCATCATCATGAGTGGTGGTGTTTTGACAGGCGAACGCAACAAACCATACGCTACTAACATAGAACACATAATACCTACGATGTATCCAACCAGCCACTCGGTCTTCATGGGTTTGTCATCTCCCCCGAAAAGGTCAGAAATGAAAGGAATCTTGGGCAAACCAAGACCCGGAATATTAGTTAGGAACATAGCCATTTATAATATACTAACAAAAATTATTTGTTAGATCATATTCTCTCCTGTGAAATCCTGGAACAGGGGACAATTTCGCTTTCTCAAGTAAAAGTTCCTTAACTGTGTCATCATCGAGATGTTTTAAGAAATCCCTCTTCACCTCGATGTCGTCAAGTTGATGCCGCTCCCTCTTACTTTGTACATATGGCCAAGTGTGTTTTCTGAGCGAAGAAACTTCTTCTTCGAGCTGTCTAATCCGTGGAAGCAAAACTTTGTGAATCAACACTTTGAGTTCGTGAACTTCACTCATCTTACACTGATTTCACAATTTATCTTTATACATTGTAAGTATGACACCAGAGAAACGCAGTTTTGTGAAACTGGTTGCACACGGTGTTCGAGACTTAATGGAGTATCTCAAGTGTGATGTAAAGATAGGTGTCAATCCACAAACTGATTTAGAAAAATTTATAAAAAGACAGTTACTCATAAAAACTAAGGACAGTGGGTACGATTTTTCAGTTGGGAAATTTAGAATTGCCTTGGATGTACTACCATATGAACAAGTTGTCAATCTACTCATTTACCTGGATGAAATTGGAATAACTATCGATCGCGCGTTTACGATGGCATCACCAAATCCCCTCCTTTTCTCGAAAAGTGATCAGAAATTCGTCAAGTTGATCAACGATGGAGACATCAAGACGTTTTATCATTTTCTTGTGTACTAATATATGCAGTACAAGGATCTGAAAAATAAAGCGAAGAAGTTGGGTCTTCGTGTCACTAAGACTGTCGACGGAAAGCGTGTTAAACTCACAGCTAAAGAACTTCGATCCAAGATTACCATGAACTTTGAGAACAGTGTCAAGAATGCACAGAAAGTTATTCGCATTTGTCAAACCGTAGTTGCTCCTGTGGCGACACCCAGGCCTCAAGGTGCTCGTGCTCCTCCTCCCCCACCTCCACCTCCACCTCCACCTAAGAAGCCCGTGCTAAACAACAAGCGCACCAAACTCATGGCTGAGCTCAAGGCGACTCTGGCGAAAAAAGGTCTCCGCCCATAATAAATGCCAGGTGTGAAACAACTTCAGGACGCGAAGAAAAAGTTGAAGAAGATGCCCAAGCCCACAGGAAATAGCCCCAAGATTCCCACTGCCACGTTGTTGCGTCTTATCGCCGCGGATCCTAAGATTAAACGGGATAAGGCGTTCGTGAAACGTGCTTTGGAACTCGCAAAATTAAACAAAAACTAGACCAAACTTCTTGGTGATGATTTTTTTAGCACCTTCAAAGGTTGGATGACCCCAGAGGTACCAACGGGACCAAAAACCAGCCCTGTCGATACCGCTCATCTTCCAGTCTTCCTTGTCACTCGATGTCACATCGAGCATCATTTTGTGAATCCGTACTGGATCTCTCTCTGCTATTGTCCTCTTGGGCACTCGACCACCGTGTCTGAGTACATAGGAACGCATACGTGAAGGATTCTTGTGTTTGGTGTAGTCTGAATATCCACTGGCACCAAAGTCAACAGTCCTGCCGTCTTCTAAGACAGCCCTGAACTTTTTCTTACGATCGGGGCTCTTTATAATCTTGACGCGCATACTTATCTTTTATGAGTATTTATTTTTTGCACGCCATGCAGCCGTAAGCCTCCTTCTTGGGGAGGAAGAAAAGCTGCTCAGGGCCACGCTTCACACGGTACATGTGGTCGTACACGTGGAGGAGGGCCACAGTAAGGGCGAGGGTGGAGACAACGACACCATTCATCTTACGCGCAGTGTAGGCATACACAGCAATAGTGGCGACGAGCATAATCTGAACAACAGTGAGAGCGGGCATCTTGGGCATCTTGGGCATCACGAAGCGCTTCTCGACAGTTTCAACTTCTTCGACAGGGGCGGGGGCATACTTTTCCATCTTTCCACCGTATCCGGGCATTTTTATTATCTGCAGAGAAAATAATGTGGCCTCTCATCCTGGTTCCTGTGGGTCTGGTTCTCCACGATTATCTGAAGGTACCTATTGACCGCCTGTATTTTCAGAATCCACAAAGACCCCTGGTGGGTATGAGAAACTCAATCATTGACATACTTGCTGGATCTTCAAACTACAAGGTTCGGGATTATCCGGGGCTGTGGCTCATCAAGTTTCATTTTCGAAAAATTCAAAGAGAGTTTGAAAAAGTTTCCAAGAAACTTGAGAAACAATACTTTCACGACCTTGATCCATGGTTTGGGAAGAATGAGAAGTACTATTTCTACCGAGCTGAAAACTTTCCTCTTCTGAAAAATCTCATCGATCAGATTCCCTGTATACACAAAGAAACGGCACTCTTCGCAGTTGTTGAAGGACCGATGACTATCGCACCGCATCGTGCAGAGACAAACCTCCTACTTCGGTATCATCTTACTATAGAGGGTGGAGGTGACTGTACACTCTATACTGAGAAGGGACCTCACGTACACAAGGAAGGTGGGGAGTACCTCTTTGATCACGCACGGTACCACGAACTTACCAAGACTGGTCAGGGTCGGAGAGTTGTTTTGATTTTGGATGTCAAAAGATTTTAAAATGTGTCAGTAAAGTATGGTGATTTTGCTACTCATTTTCACACTTGTATTGTCTCTGATTTACATAGATATCATGAACAGAGACAAGTACTTTGATGAAATTGTACAGTACATACCCAAAGGTGCCAAGGTTTTAGATTTTGGTGCTGGTAAGTGTGAACTTTCGAAATATTTAGGTACTCGGAATGATGTCACGAGTATCGATATACAAAAAAGTTGTGATGAAGCGGATGTCTACGATGGACACACACTTCCATACGAAGATGATTCCTTTGACGTTGTTGTCTCAATGTTTGTCTTGCATCACATACCCCACAATGAAAACATCCTAAAAGAACTCACGCGAGTGTCAAGGGGGAAGCTTGTCATCGTGGAAGATATGCCGGCAACATTTTACCAAAAAATTGTGGCAAAAATACACTACATCTTTTTCCATCAACCCACACATACAATTGAACACATGAAATCACCCAGAGAGTGGTGCGCGTCTCTCGGTGGTAACTGCAACATAAAGAAACTTCGGTCAAATTCCCTGATTAACACAACACCCCACTATGTGATTGTCAAAGATGTTTCTGACATACAGCCACATACATATCACTTCCACCAATGAGTTCGAGCTCAGTGTTATCTACCGTGCGTTTTGTGAATGGTCCAGGTTTACCATTCCCACAATGCATACACAGAGCCGATAACTTTGTCACTTCACTGGCTAGGGGAATACAATCGAGAATTTGACCCCACTTCCTCTGGAACGCATCGGCATCAAGACCCGCGATGATGATATCCTTGTCCGCACCCAGACAGTATCGAACAAAGTGTTGGAGATCAGGAAAAAATTGTGCTTCGTCGACTGCGATAATCTCAGCATCTTCAAAAGCTTGTGTGTCAATAAGTTTGAGAAGGTTGAACACCTTGTGACAATCGAACTTGACATTATCGTGGGTCTTCAGGACTTCATCTGGAGATCGTGTATCTTTAGCTGAGTTGATGACCATGATTTGTTTCCCCAGAACCTTGAGCCGTTTCAACCTTCGAATAAGTTCAGATGTCTTACCTGAAAACATGTTCCCCATGATAATCGAGAGACCCATCCTGACTTATTAAAATAATGTTGTATTTTTTATATGGGTGATTTTATTCGGGCAACTTTCGAGGGATACAGTGGGTACTACAATCCTAACTCAGGTCGCGTGAAGTTGGGCAACCGCCTATTTCCCGATATAAAAGTGGCGGTAAAATATCTCGGCAAAAGGTAAGATGCCATTGAGCGATGCTCAGATTACCAAGAAGGTTGGGGAGCTGCGTAAATCTGAGGGCAAGATCTATGCACCCCTCAAATATTTCAGGGGACTCACCACCCTCAAGGAGGTCGAGACCCGCTATAAGAAGATGCTCCGGAGAGACTACAAAGATTTCAAGACGGACAAGGGACAGAAAACAAAGACTTCTTCCTACACGCAAAAGTTTAGAAAGATGTACCCAGGAGTCAAATCTCTCCCTGAAATTGCTAAGGCTACTGGCGTGCCTTTGAAGACCCTCAAGACCGTGTACAATAGGGGACTCGCCGCGTGGCGGACAGGACACCGCCCAGGTGCTTCTCCACAGGCGTGGGGGTATGCGAGGGTACACAGCTTCGTCACGAAGGGGAAGACGTACTACACGGCTGATAAAGATTTACGTTGAAACCTTCTTATCTATATATTGATGACACTCTTTACATAATGGGGCAATCGGAAATTTTGTGTGAAGTTCTATATATCTACGCATGAACTCACATGAAGAAATATGACATCCATGTCCGTCATCGAGGACGGGAGCTTCTAAAATTGCTCGTTTCAGCAATTCGGGTCTATCATGTATCAAATGTGCTCGTGTAAGTTGTTTTGTTTGACGACAGCACATACAGGGTTCAACTCCACATTTTAGTTTAAAAAAAAATTTCGTGATTTTAGCGGCGTTCTCTGTCCAAATACTGATTAGTTCTTTAATAGAATCATCTTTACACACTTTAACATCTGCTTTTAACAATCTCAATCGAGATTTTTTCAAGTTGAGATTGATAAATGTCTCCCAACGAATCCTATTTTGTTCAACAAATGGCGTTCTACTATACTCTTCAGGATCACGGCGTTTGAGGATTTTGAGACGTTTCTCAGTATTGTAAACTATGTTTACATCGAAATCTTGTATTCCGTTAAACGTATAGTGAAAACAAACATTGACATTGTCATTACATTCGACTAGTTCAATTTTAATCATCTTAACACATATTTAATTAAAGTCTCTAAACGACTTAGGTTTCATATTAAGAAATTCTACACATACTAGGTGTCTTCACTGGCTCGGGTGTGAATTAGGCTAGGCTACATGGTGGATAAGGATTTGAGGTAAACCTTACCACAAATATGTCTAAAAGTTTCAGTAGGTAAATCACTTTTCATTGTGTTGATGATTTGACATACAAACTGAAGGTTATCTTTTGTGTATCCTCTACTGGCAATTATTTGATCTGGACTAATATTGTATAGATTTGGTCTCGAAAGTTCATTATTATTATAGTTTCCGATAACATCATATGTCATTTTAATACCTGTTTCTGCACATAAACCATTTTGTTTATCATACATATCTATCCAGTCCTGAACACTTAAATCAAATGGTACAGGAGGTGGGCGACTTTCTACATTACTTCGACTCGATTGTTTCCCTCCACCCTTTTTAGCACGACGCCTTGCCGAACTGTACAATTCTTTTATAAACACATGTGGATCAGAAGACAAATATTTCAATTTTTCGAGGTGTTGACATTTGTTACATCTACTATTGAGACCATTCGCTTTAGTTCTACAGTGTTTAAATTTTGAAGCTGGTAGTATTTCTTCACAACCTATACACACTGCTGATTCCGTAGACTTTTTATAGTTGGGTCTCGATCTATTGTAACAAGTTTTGCAACGTGGTCGATAGTGTTTTACTTTCTCACCACTTTTGTTGGTATAGTCATCTATTGGAAAATTAGTTAATGCTTGTCGTTCTAAGCAGTCACAACATACCTTAGCTTCAATTGTATCGTCAAATTGAGATTCCATCTTAACTTAAGATTCAGTTAAAGCTTTAAACGACTTAGGTTTGATATTAAGAAATTCTACACATACTAGGTTTCTCCACTGGCTCGGGTGCAAACTTGAGTGCGAAGATTTTACCCATAATGGGTTGATTTTTCTCTGATTCATCCGCCATCTTGTCCGAATGTTCCATCATTTCTTTCATCACGAGGCACCCCATCCGGGTACGTCTTGATGAGAGTATCGAGCTTGTGTTCGAAATCGGAGAGAGACGTCATTTTTTCTTAAAAATTACAATGTTTTGGTTCTACTTAAGTGCACAGTTCCATTCCGAATGTCAACCTCAAGTTATCCTCTGTTTCTCCAAGAATCTCAATCTCTCTCTCCAACTTCCTTCTCGACTCATTCAATTCACGCCTTCTCTCATCGACGCGCTTGTTTTCAAACATCTTGTAGTTCTCGTAAATCCTCTTCTCAAACTGCTTACTCGTGAACCACTTACGATCTTCTTCCAATAATCCCGACCAATCTGTAAGTCTCACAAAATTTTCAAACGTGTAACCTTGAGAAAACCAGGGCTCGGACAAAGGGATGGCTCCTTGAACAAAGGTGGTTGTGGCAAAGTGTTTCATCGCAGCTTCTCTAACCTTCTTAGTGATGCGCTGAATAGGCTTCAACGACTCCAAATCTGCCCTGACATTTCTCAATTTTTCCTGGAATTTTCCCATACGTTCTCTAATCTCCGCCAGCTCATCATGCACAGATTGGGGCACGTTGATAGTCATGTTTGTAAACTTAAAAATATGGTGAATAGTACATCTACTTAGGTTCGTAATGACTGATCGCATTACATGGGATGAATACTTTATAAACGTCGCAGATCTCGCCTCCGTCAGGTCTCCATGCGAGAGGTTGAAGGTGGGGTGTGTCCTCGTGAAGAACAATAGGCTCATCAGTATGGGCTACAATGGATTTCTGGGTGGGTGCGAACACAAGTCCATCGTTAGGGATGGACACGAACAGGCAACGATTCACGCAGAGATTAACGCAATCACGGATGCGGCGAAGAGGGGTGCCTCCATCGATGATTGTGTGGCATACGTGACACATTATCCATGCCTCAACTGCTACAAGGCTCTAGCGAGTAGTGGAATCAAAAAGATCTATTACAAATTAGACTACAAGAACGACCCAGTTGTGGATGAATTGGGGTACGGAATATCTTTGGTAAAGTTATAAGATGCCGTGCCCCATTTGCACAGGAGCCCTTATTTCTACAGTTGCACAAAGTGCCGCCGCCGTCAGTCTTGTCAAACATGTGAAGGACAGGTCCTCAAAGAAACCCAAATCCAAGAGCAAACAGTTAAAGAAAAAGTCCAAATAAAGAGTAATGGATCCTTCAAAGATACCACCCCAGATCATGCAAGTCCTCCAAGACAGGCAACTCTCGATGGCTCAAAAGATGATGGCGTTCAATATGTTGATGCCTAATCTACCAGCTGATCCAAAACACACTGCGGCGTATGAAGACAACCTAAAGGTTGGTGATACGATCAAGCGTCTTGTGGACGAGGGAAAGATTCGCCTCGATGGAGTTGATAAGGATTTTAAGTTGAAAACTACTTCTTTTTAGATGGGCGAATAGCCCACATACTTTCCTTTCGGAACTTTTCATGATCGATTTCCTCCATCTTGAAAACTTTCATGATGAACTTCTTGATAGGATTCATTTTTTTAGGGGGGTCATCAGGTCCTTGGTCCATCGAAGGAAACCTCCGATTTCCCTCACCGGGAGCATCAGACGGAGTCACAAAGTCATCCTTCTTGGCACGGAGCATAGTAGTTGGTCGTATAATCATAGGTCTTAAGACGAACATTTACATAAAGAAGTTTTTCATCTTTAAACACCTAAGTAAAGAAGAGTCACGTCTTATTCACACAACCAACTACAAACATGAACTCTACTTCCATCACCGATTACATCCTCAAGCTCGAGAAGCTCAACGAAGAGTCTCGAACCAAGATTGAACAGCTCAAGGAACTCTACCGAAAGTCAGAGGAAGAGAGGGTTGCCGCTCTCGAGAAACTCAATTCGAAGCTTCTCGATGAATCCATTCAGAGGGTTGGAGCCACTCTCAATGAGCCTTCCCTCTATGAGACGACTGCGCGAACCAAGACCTTCAAACTAAATGAGGACATTGCCAAGCATCTCAGGGAACTCGGTGAGATGACCTCCGACTTTTTCAAGACTGGGGCGTACAACACAGCTGCGGATATCATTGCCACTCTCGACTTTGAGGTGCACAATGGTGAGAGTCTCCTCGACATTAAGGGTATCGGAAAGGGTATTGCCTCCAAGGTTGACCACTTCCTCGACGAATACTTTGAGGACTCTGAATCTGTCGCATCCAGTGGGGGTCAGATTACCGAAGAGTCTGACGACGATTCTGAATCGGTCGCATCCAATGAGGGTCAGATTATCGAGGAGTCTGATGAAGATTCCGACGACGAGTCTGAGTCTGACTTTTTCATCTCCTACAACAGCGAACTCGCTGACGTGTTCGACGAGCTTGCTCATTACGAAAAGGATGAGCACAAGAGTAAGGCATATGATAACGCCGCTCAGATCATCGACCGACTTCCATTCAAGGTGACCAGTGGCAAAGAACTCGCGAAGGGTCCTAAGAAGGTCGCGGGTATTGGGAAGTCCATCGCCAATGTTATCGATGAGTTCCTCTCGACTGGGAAGGTGAAGAAGCTTGAGAAGCTCGAGAAGGGTGCCTCCACCAACGAAGAAGTTGCTGAGATGCTCTACTGCCTTGCTGATGACTCATATGGTGACAAGTTCAAACAGGGTGCATACATTCGTGCGGCTCATGAAATCAAGAATCTTCCTTTTGAAGTGACGAGTGGTGAGGAATTGGCGAAGGGTCCCAATAAGGTGAAGGGTATTGGGAAGTCTATCGCGAACAAGATTGATAAGTTCCTTCAAACTGGGAAGATGAATTAAATCCAGTGAGCCTTGGCCTTGACTTTTTTCCATTTGGGTTTCTTCGTGAGACGTGAGAGTAAATATACATAGAAGAGTAGGACACCCATCTTCATTTTAATAAAGACTGATAATTTTCTTGACTAATATTAAACAATGACTCCAGTACTCGTATCCGTAGACAAGGCGGGTGATCTCAAACTTGGTTCGAAAAAGTGCCGTCTCTACAAGAAGGATGAGGTGGTGAAGGTTGCGAAAAATTACGGTATTCCCAACCCCGCTAAGAAGACTGTTACCCAGCTTTGCTCGTCCATCAAGTCGCGTGCCAAGAACTCCCCCATGAACAATGTCCCCCTCGCGAAGCTGTACCCCGAGGCGGCTAAGAAGCGTATGGCCGCTAAGAAGCGCGCGGAAAAGAAGGCTCTTAACAGGAAGGTCGCGACCAACTTTATGAAGGCCATGACCACTCGTATCACCACTCCCACAATGAAGGTGGTTCGAGCGGTTTCCCCTGTGCGTATCCCCAGACCTACTAAGAAGGCGATGCCCCTCACCAAGGATGAGGCCATCAAGCGTATCAGTGCCATGAAGGGTCTCAATAGGAGTGCGAAGGGTAAGCTCGTGAATCGCGTCAAGATGGGAACAATGTCTCCTCGTCGCGTCGTCAAGGTTGCCCGTGAGATTTCCAGACTGAACGCCTCAGGATACCGTGTCGACCTGTAAATTTACTCATCTTTAGAGAGATCGTTATAGACTTTCTCTTCTGTGTCGTAGAAGGTTTCACTGTCCCCAATCATCATCTCCCTCACGGTTTCGTAGAGAACGGTAGAGAGTGCAAATTTGTAAGCGAGAAACCCCACAAAAGTAGCTCCATAATCAAAGTCAAACGCGAAAGGTGCGTTATTCCACGACACTTCAAAAGCAGCGGCACCGAGGGGTGCCAAGAACTCCTTCTGAAATGCCGATTTTTCAAACTTGTCCACCCTATCCGAGAGGAGGGTCACATACGCGTACGACGCGGCAGCTCCCAGAACGGCTGATACACCCTGGTCAGCACCTTGAGTGATGAAATATGAAGCACTCAGGGCTGTGCCATATCCAGCTGTAGACTTCTTGAGGGTTGTCTTGATGCGGGAGTACTCAGTGGGAACAATTGGCTTGGCGAACGCGTAAATGAGGGACATTCTAGACATGAGATACTTGAAATCTTTATACAAGTTAACAATGCTTAAACAATATATTTCATACGTAGATATATGGATATTCGCCATTGTGATGGACGAGATCTTTTAAAGAGTTTGGACGATGGGTCTGTAGATTTGATATTGACGGATCCACCGTATATCATTTCACATGAAACCGGTATGAATGCTCTTCATGACGCAATCGAATCTGGTAAGAACTTAACAAAGACTGAAAAAGAGTGGGAAGACTATCTCATTGAGAATGATGCCGCTAAAACAACACCAAATGCGAAGGAAAATTTCTTGAAGTATGGAACTATCTACGGAACAAAGTATAGTGTCAAAACAAATTATGGAGAGTGGGATGAGAAGTTCACGATGGAAACACTCGAAGATTTTATGAAGTTGTATTACACGAAGTTGAGAGATGGTGGGACGTGTATTATTTTCTTCGATCTTTGGAAGATATCACACCTCAAAGAGCTCATGGAAAAGTATAAATTCAAACAGTTGCGTTTCATCGAATGGATCAAGACGAACCCACAACCCATAAACTCTCGAGTCAACTATCTCACAAACTCAAGAGAAATTGCACTTTTGGGAGTGAAGAAAGGAAAACCAACATTCAACGGTGAATACGATAAGGGAATCTATGAATTTCCAATCCAAGGGGGTAAAAAGAGGTTTCATCCTACACAGAAGAGTATCAAATTGTTTGAAGAACTCATTAAGAAACACTCAAATGAGGGTGACCTAGTCGTAGATACATTTCTTGGTGGTGGAACGACTGCGATTGCTTGTAAAGAGACGGGTCGTCGATTCGTGGGATCCGAACTTGATGAAACATACTTTAAGAGCCTAAGTGATATGAAATTAAGTGATGAGTAAAAATGGTTCGCCAAGATCGTTTAAACATCATCGATAGTCTCTTTTGTCCGGATGAGAGTGGTATTAGCCGGGAAGTGACCATCGAGGAGATTCAAAATGTCGGACTTCCGTGGTCCACAAATGGTAATATCCGATACAATCGCCCCTGGAATGATGATCGGTACATTTGGAAATTTGTGAGAGGTAAACAACGTAAAATCACGCACATTCAAATGGGTGGTTGGAATCCGGATCAAATCGAACCTAAACGTCCGATTCGAAACGACATTCGTGAAGCACTCCAGAATGAACCTTGTGTCGTATGTGGTTGTAGGTCGAGTATTGTGATTGACCACAAGAACGATCTTTACAATGACCCTAGAGTGTTAGATGCTATGACACAAACGATTGACGACTTCCAACCACTCTGTAACCACTGCAATCTCCAAAAACGTCAGGTTTCTGTTGAAATGCGGAAAACTGGAAAACGGTATGCAGCAACCAATATTCCGAGTATAGCTGTATTTGGCGTTGATTTCTTATTTGGTGATGAGTCGTATGACCCAGAAGATCCGAATGCGACACTGGGTTCGTATTGGCACGACCCGGTGGAATTTTTGAGAATTGTACACGAACTTAAAAATGACGGATGATAGTATAGTATGCCTTGCCAACGTTGTAAGAAAAAATGCGGTGTCCCCATCGATTGTAATTATTGTGAAGGTAGTTTTTGTCCGAGTTGTATCAACTTGACGAAGCATGATTGTCAGGGTGCGGACATCAAGAAGTTGAAGCAACGTAAGGAATTGAAAGAACAGACGGCATTCGAACCACCACCAAAGTGCTTAAAGATTTGACAACAAAATAGAATGGCGTGGGAGGCCCTATGATGCTGAGATGTCCGAGTGGTCTAAGGAGGGCGACTTAAGATCGTTTGTGCTATGCACGCGCGGGTTCGAACCCCGCTCTCAGCATCCCGCACTCATAGCTCAGTGGTAGAGCGCAAGCTTAGTAAGCTTGAGGTCAAGGGTTCGAAACCCTTTGAGTGCAAAATTAATATGATCTTAATATAAATGTTAACTTGTATTTTAACATTTATATTAAAACTTGTATATAAAGAGAGAATAAAGAGAGGAGACTCACCTAGGGGCTCATCAATATGTTTAAAGGAAATAAGATAAGAACAACTAGAATGTCTCTTGGAGTCAAGAAACTTTGCTATGATGCTATTGTGCCTACTCGTGGTTCTGATGGTGCTGTGGGATATGATCTATACAGCTCCGAAGATGCCACTGTACCGTGTCAAGCTGGTCGAGCGCTCGTAGGTACTGGTATTACTGTTGTTCTTCCTACGGGTGTCTATGGGCGTGTGGCCCCTCGCTCAGGTCTTGCTGTGAAGCACTGCATTAATGTGGGTGCGGGCGTCATTGATCCTGACTATACCGGTGAAATCAAGGTCGTCCTATTCAACCACGGAATGAAAGACTTTGAAGTCAAGAAGGGTGATCGTATTGCTCAACTCGTCCTTGAGAGATGTGAAACACCTCCGATTGAAGAGATTAGTATTGTTGAAGATACTGAGAGGGGTTCGGGTGGATTTGGATCTACCGGCAATTAGAAAACCAGAGGTCTTCTGGTGTAGGCATGAAAAGGACACCTTTGGTCATCGTCATGTAGAGCTTGGCCTTGTTGACATCTGGGTAGGATAAGAGCATCCATCGTTCCCAGTAGTCCGCCCTGAAGAAGTCCTCCCAATCCTCCTTATCACTTTCATCTATAGCAAGCATACCTCTGTGAATTTCATGATGGTTTGTCTCTATCCGCAACTTCTTAGGAATAACGGCTCCCTTCCTAATAAGATGTGCGCGCATAAGACGGGCGTCACCGTGGTCAGTGTAATATTGAACCCCCTTTTGACCGAAATCAATAGCTCTTTTACTTGGGAGGATGACACGATATTTGTGTGTTACAGAAGGACTGGGCTTAAGAACGACGTGCATATTACTTGTAAGTGGGAAAATAGAATGTATGAATACACCGCATCAGGTAATATACTTGTACGAGTTGGTCAGACCGCAAAGGAAAATGACCACCTCACGACCACGAGTGACCCCAAGCACTGGTGGATGCACGCAAGTGGATACCCAGGTGCTCATGTTGTTGTATGTTATGAGGGAGAAGAACTTCCAAAGGATGTGAAGAGAGATGCAGCCGTTTTGGCAATACATCACAGTAAGACACCTGTGTCAAAGATGTCTTGGGTTGATTTGGTGCGAGTTGAAAATGTTACATCTTTGAAACAACGTGGACTCGTCACACTACAAGGAAATGTTGTTCAACTCACGATTTTTATGAACCGAGAAATTGACCGACTTGAACGCCTGAAAAAATATTGTACTACTGTATAATGAAAGGTATCGATTATAGACTCCTTCGAGCTTTTTTACTTGTCGTTGTTCTCGTCATAGCGACAAATTTTAATTTCTTTTTCGGTAAGAAAAAGGAAGTGGAACCCACACCAGCTCCAGGTCCTGCTCCAGGCCCTGATCCTGAAACACAAGAAGAGGAAGAGGAAGAGGAAGAGGAAGTCCTAGTGCTTCCACCTGTGAGAAAACCAAAAGGTATGAAGACGACGGTCGTGTCGGAAATTCAAACGATCGATACATTACCAGCGGGAATTGTAAAGAAAGAGGGATACATCGGGTACTCTGATATTTAAAGTAGAGATGAATAGTGTCCAGCGATGTAGTAGACGTCTTCGAATCCAAGATCCTCCAATTTCTCTGCCGCAAATCTGGCCCTTTGTCCAGTGTTGCAGTAGACGAGCAAACCCTTCTTAGGGAGTTCTGTGGTGGTTTTTTCATTGATTTTGTCCACGGGAATATGTAAGGCTCTGGGATAGTGACCGGATCGCCATTCAACGGCAGTACGAACATCTATGACCTTCTTTATCTTACCCTCCTTGATGAGCCGTTTGGCTTCTGATGCGGACACAAGGTTCTGTCCCATATAGGTGTACGCGAGAGCTCCAGTGAGGGCGCCAACTATGATAAGTGGTATCATTTAGTATTTGTGGGGATTTTAACTTTGACGTGTTCCATCTCAAAACAACATTGGGCGTGACCATCGTATGTCCTTTTACACGCCTTACAATAGTACAAAATGGTATAAAGTGTAGAGTCGTCCATAGTATATATGGCACTTGGAAAAAAACAAGATGTCTCTACTCGTCTGACCCCTGATGAATTCGCCAAGCGTTCGATGGATGCTCGTATTGCTGTGATGGAGGAAGCACTTAAGAGTGAAAAGGTTCGATACAAGTCTAACTGTGACTCGGATAAGTTCAAGGAGTTCCTTGAGGACCGACTCACAATTTGGGTGGGAGAGAAGGATAAGACCTTCTACGGGAAGAAGATGTATGAAAAGACGAAAACTTTGATTGATAACTGGAATTAATTACCGAAAGCGACACCAGCCATACCATTCTTCACGCGGAGAATGTTATAGTTGACCGCGTACACACGGTGAAGGGAGTTACCACCGGAAGGGTTGGTGAGAGTAAGCTTGGCGTTATCGATACGCGAGAAGTTGAGGGTACCAGTGGGCTGCATCTTGCTCATGGTGAGGCAGAAAGGCCACGAGAAGGTGGGAAGATCCTCGAGAATGTCATCGGGGAGATCGGTGCAGTGCATTTCGGGAACGACTGTGTGGTGGTAGACATTGGAAGTATCTTCGAAGAGGGGGACACCGTTAATGTAAAGGGAAGTTTTATCGAAGGTGAACTCGGAATCCCAGTCATTGCCGGCGGTCGTGTTACCGGAGACGAGGTGAAGCGACTTGACGGGATGGTTGAAGTAGCTGAGATCAATCTCGGTATCGGTGCTAGAAGCGGGCTGGTATTGGGTTTGTGTGATGAGGAGTTCGTGTTCCTTGTCAGTGAAAAACTTGCGCTCCTCTGTGTCCAGGTAGACGTAGTTACCCCAGATCTTGGGGGTGCCAACGGGTGTGTAACCATCACGGCACTTGATACGAATCTCAACATCGTGGTATTGGAGCGCCACAAGGGGAAGCGACTTGGTCCAATCCTCACCGAAGAAGAAGGGAATCATGTAGTGATCACCACCGTGGTTAGACTTTAGGGTCGAAGTGGTAGCAGCCATCGACGCCTTCGCAGTGGTGTCGCGCATGAGGGGGTTGTGTACACCCTGAATGAACAGAGAATCCAGCTGAGAAACCATCTGTCCACCAATCCAGAGTTGGAACTCGGTGGGCTTAGAAGCAGTGGAAGAGAACAGACCGTTAGGATTGTCTTGCACGTTGGACACGAGGGTATCCTCGATCCAGATGTAGCTCATGAGATCACCCTTAGAGCGAATAGGCACGGTGATTTCGTTGTTCGCACCGAAAGTACCAATGTAATCCATGCGTTCGGGCTTCATGGCGAAGTTGGTGTAACGTTTGTAGTTCTGGCGGAAGAAGCTGACCTGGGGTTCACCCGTGATGTAGACATCCTGGGCACCCACCGACACAAGCTCAATTAAAGCGGCAGACATTTATTAGTAAATGATATTAAAAATTTGGGTGAATATAAACATATGGTCGTGTTCCAAGCTCTCACATGGGAACCAAGGGACACGGAAGATGAACACCATGTCAGCATTTTTGGAAAGACTGAAGATGGTAAGTCAGTATGTGTGACGACGGCATTCAACCCCTACTTTTTTATCAAGTTGCCCTTTGGAACATCACAACAGACGATTAACGAAATTTACAATCTTATCTGTAGAAAATGTCCCGAATGTGTCATTTCATATTCAATGGCAAAGTCCAAAGATGTTTGGGGATTCCAAAACAATGAAGAGTTCTTTTTCATGAAGATCAACTTCACGAACCTCGGAGCTCGACGCCGTGTCGATGGATTTTTGAGAAAGCCTGTGCAACTTTCTTCTGGAGCAAGGGTACTGAAGGTGTATGAGTCTAACCTCGACCCCGTTCTCCGCCTGATGCACCGAACTGGTATCCAATCGACGGGGTGGCTCGACACTGGTGATAAGTGTGTACGTTCTCATCTCGCCAAAGTTGACATCGATCTATGGTGTAATGATTGGAGATCTCTAAAGCCCGTAAATCGTGACGATATCGCACCATTTGTTGTGGGATCTTTTGATATCGAGTGTAACAGTTCCACGGGTAAGTTTCCTGATGCAGATGTACCTGGTGATGCATGTTTTCAGATTGCGATTTCCCTGTGTAAATTCGGTACTGATGAACCATATGAAAAGGTTTGTCTGTGTTACAAGAAGACCGAGGGCCCTGATGTTGTGAGTTTTGATACTGAACGAGAAATGCTTGAAGCTTTTCAGAAATATCTTCACGAAAAAAGTATTGATATCATCACGGGTTGGAACATCTTCGGGTTCGATCTTGAGTACATCTATAAACGAGCTCGTCACTGTGGATGCAATCCAAAGTTCTTCAAACTTGGACGGTTAAATGACGAATCGTGTCAACTCACATTAAAAAAGTTGAGTTCGAGTGCTTTGGGTGATAACTTCTTGAAGTTGCTCCCAATGTCTGGACGATTCATTTTCGATATGTTTCATGAGGTGAAGAAGGGGTACAAGTTAGATTCGTACAGTCTGAACAATGTTTCAAAGCTGTACCTTGGTGATCAGAAGATTGATATGTCCCCTAAGGAGATGTTTGCTCGCTACAAGGAGGGTGATCCCGGGAAACTGGGTGAAGTTGCCGAGTATTGTATCAAAGATACTCTACTTCCTCACAAACTCTTGAAGAAGTTGTGTACACTCCTAAACCTTCTGGAGATGGCCAAGGCAACGTGGGTGCCGCTATGTTTCCTGGTTGAGCGTGGTCAGCAAATTAAGGTATTTAGTCAGTTGACGAAAAAGGCTCGAGAATTGGGATTTATGGTACCGACGATTCGATATGGTGCGATTCCCGAAGAACCTTACGAAGGTGCGACTGTATTAGAGGCACAAAAAGGTGCGTACTATACACCCATCACAGCCCTAGATTTCGAAGCGCTGTATCCATCCATCATGATGGCACACAATCTTTGTTATTCGACATATGTCATGGATGAGAAACGATACGGTAATATTCCTGGTATCGAGTATGAAACTTTTAATATCGGTGATCGAACGTATAAGTTTGCCCAAGGTGTTCCTAGTCTTTTACCAGCGATTCTTCTAGAACTCAAGCAATTCCGAAAGAAAGCTAAGAAAGACATGGCTGCTGCTACTGGTGGTATGAAAGAAGTGTACAACGGTAAACAGTTGGCGTACAAGGTTTCGATGAACTCTGTATACGGTTTCACGGGTGCTGGTAAGGGTATTCTTCCTTGTGTTCCGATTGCCTCCACAACAACTTGTAGAGGTCGCGGTATGATCGAAGAGACAAAGACATATGTGGAGAAGAATTTCGCTGGTGCAAAGGTGAGATATGGGGACACTGATTCGGTGATGGTCGAATTTGATGTGGGTGACCGCAAAGGGAAAGAAGCCATCGAATATAGCTGGGAATTGGGTGAAAAGGCTGCTGAAGAGTGCTCAGCCTTATTCAAAAAACCCAACAACTTGGAACTTGAGAAGGTGTATTGGCCATACTTTCTGTATTCGAAGAAGCGCTACGCCGCCAAGCTGTGGACAAAGGGTAAAGATGACCAGATGCATATGGATTACATAGACATCAAGGGTCTTCAAGTTGTTCGGAGAGACAATACACCACACGTGAGGGAAGTGTGTAAAGAACTTCTGGATGTCGTTCTCGATGCCCCTGACACTGGTCCGCCTATGGAGCTTGCGAAAGAGAGAGCGATTGAACTTCTTTCTGGTGATGTCCCAAATGATAAACTTGTGTTGAGTCAGTCTCTCTCGGATAACTATAAAGTTAATGGAGATCCAGTTTCAGTCACTGGTCCTAGAATCGGTGAAATAAATCAAGCACATGTACAGGTTGTTCACAAGATGCGTGAAAGAAAGCCTGGATCAGAACCACAGTCGGGTGATCGCGTTCCATACCTCTTGACAAAGACGGGTGATCCTAAGGCTAAAGCCTTTGAAAAGTCTGAAGATCCCAAGTATGTAGAGGACAACAACATTCCGGTTGATTATCACTACTACTTCGTGAACAAGTTTCTCAATCCTGTATGTGATTTACTCGAACCATTGTTTGATGACCCGAAACAGGAAATCTTTGGAGAAATCATCTCCCAACACAAGCCCAAGAAGAAGGAGACTGGTCCAGCGTTAAGTGGTATGAAGAAAGAGCAACTCATTGAAGAGTGTAAAAAACTTGGTCTCGATCATTCTGGAAAAGTTGCTGAGTTGCGCGATCGTATTAAAGAATCGAGGGTTCCGAAAACTGAATCTATTCAAGACATATTTAAAAAATACGAGCAATCAACTAGTAAGGAATGACATTGCACAATAAGATTGTCGAATTGGTTGAACAGGAAGTCAATGAGCGTGTGAGCACTTTACTTGGTGAGTATGCTGAGAACATTTCTAGAAAACACGCAATCTCACTTGACATACTCTTGAGAGATCTTCCCTCAATTGCGAATGTCTCGTTGTGCAAAGGTACAAAGTCAAATGGACAACGATGTCTTTTCAAGGCGAATGAAAGTGGTTATTGTAAACATCACACGATCCAAGGTGAAAAATTGAGACATAGATCTCTTTCAAGTTCAAATCTACATACACATGGTCCGGAAAAAATGTATGTCCCAGGATGCCCTGGGTGTGAAAATTCAAAGGGGCTTATAGATTTGGGGTCAGTGTTGAGTAATGAGTAAAAGTGGTATCCTACTAACATCAATCAATTCATTCTATAACCAAGAGGAAAACCGAACTAAATTGTTGAACATTCTTGATAAATCAAGTGGAATCTCTCTACGAAACTTAGAATGGTTCATCACAAACTATTCCAAAAAGAATAACATTTCCTACACGACTAAAGATGGAAAGTATTTCACAGTACACTGTGCATACAAGTCAAGCTTGGATGGGTACAGTAAAAAGCTTTTCGACCCCTTTTGTCGATCTGAAAAGTTTGCTTACAAAGTTCCAGGAACATCTCATGAAATTCACACGACACTTGCACAGTTGAATTTCATTAAATGGTGTATCAGGAACAACATCATTGACTACATTTCCAGAAATAAGGGTTCATTGTTTAGTAAGCAATTGACATGAATCCCCTGTCAAATATGAAGGTTTGGTAACCTGTATAATACATTTGCAAAGAGTACGTTTTAGTGGTCACATCAACCAACGACCCTTCCCGTGTATCGAGTTTCACTTCTATAGAAGTTTTTTCTGACTGTATCTGACTAAAATCTAAGTTTCCCGATGGTTCCACATTGATCGGATTCATCGAGAAACTGTATGTGTAAATATTTCTGAAAGGTCTCGAGAGTCTATTTTGGAAAGGGATGAGATACTTGTAATAACTATGGTTTGTCTTTGAAACATTTGGTAATCTATTTCCGTTGATGTAAAAACTCGCATTTTCCATGATCGGCTCAAAGAAGGTTTGTATCTCGTCAAAGTTTACATTTGAAGAAAAGTTGAAACGATTTTGGGAATAGTAGTTTTCAGGATCACTCGGATCACCGATAGCGACATTTTCATTCTCATATACAGTGTTTCTTAAGAACCAGTGAATACACTTGACTGGAATGTTCGGCACCAAGTTGGTTCGGATGATATCTTTACCAATTTCACTCACAGTTGTGGGGTGTTTCCGAACAAGATCTGTAATGAAGGTTTGTCTTTCATTGGCCAAATATTTTCGTTCTTCTGCATTCACGGTGATTTCTTCGGTAACAAGTTTGAACTCGGCAAGTTCTAAGAGTTGTGTTCTATCTGTAAAGAATGATTGTTTGTGGAAATCCAATTCAAACACAATCTTTTGTCTATGTACCGCACACACGGGGAAATAGGGCCGATTTGGTTTGTTTGAAGAATATTCGTCACTCGCATATTTCCTAGAGAAGAAAAAGTGGAGGGGGATCATGAGATCCGAATCGTATTGGGCGAGTGCTGGGTAGAGAGTTGAATCATCGTAGCCTATGTTTCTATTGACAAGAAATCTATTCGCAACTTTCTCCGAAACTTCTAAATAAAGTTCATCATAGATTATACCCCAATCATCGTGAATCTTTTCAACTTCCAAGTCATCCACATACATCGTGATACTTCTGAGAATATGTCGCCCTAGCTGATCTGCATAGTTACCTGCAGTCGGATTTCGAAGGCCGGGCATTTTTACACTTAACCACATGTTACTCAAAAGGTCACCCATATTTTGGGGATTGAACTCAACTTTGATCGTCTGTCCAAATGGCCAATTTGGAACACCACCGGGATTGACAACATTTCGCGACCTATGATATTTACGAAAATCGGAATGTACTTTATCTTCTTTGTAATTAAAGAATGAATCTTCTGGGTCTTTGGAAAGGAGGTGTGTATCCTGCTTTCCAATAGCTTTGAGGGAAATTTTAGCAGCCTCACCCATATCTACTTACTGCTCACATATTTTTAATATCCGTTTTCCACATTGTCACATGACTCGTTTTAAGCATGCGCTCTAGATCAATGTTGGCCTGCTTCGCTTCATCCATGAGTGCCTTGACACGCTCTTCAGTGTACTCGACCGTCTTCGTGTTTAGGAGGTAATCCCAGTTTCCATCAATCTTGGGGAAGTACCCCGACATCTCCTTCTCGAGATCCACCTTCTTCCTCTTGAAAACCACCAACTTCCCTTCAATCACCATAGAGACAAACTTCGACTTGTGTCCACACATCTCAGCCCTCTTTTCAAGGACATCGATGAGGTGTGCCTTCCTCTTCTTATAGTGCTCAAGACGCAACTCTACAAAGTCTTGAAGAATCTCTTCGGGACTCTCATACTTGTGTATACCCTTTGTCGGGTGGAACAGGTGCATGTTTGATGTGTGAAAAGTCTTTCGCATCTTGAGATCCTTCATCAAGTCCTTTCCCGAGTATCCAAATATTTCAAAGTCAACATCCTCCGTGGTACTGTTATTCGTGTAGCTCGTAATCATCTTCTTCTCCATAAGACTATCCAGATACTCCTTATAATCTTGGGTCCAACGACCCGGAGGAAGTTCTGACACTTTGAGCCTAGAACCAGTGTCTCTCCATATGCCTTCAGTCACCCAAAGGCCTCCTTCATCCCTAAACACCTTCCCCTTGAAACCCCTAAACCACGGCTTCATGGGTACAACCTCCTCACCACCTAGGAATCTCTTGATATTTTCCTTGATGTCATCGGGATTAAAGGGAGGTACATAGCAACTGAATCCGGTGCCAATACCCTCTGTACCATTCACCAAAACCATTGGGAGAGTGGGCATGTAAAAGTCTGGTTCGATCGAACGACCATCGTCATCCAGGTATTTGAGGATGGCATCATCCTTGGGGTCAAAGAGCTTTCGAGCTTCCTTGGTAAGTTTCGTAAAGATGTACCTCGTTTGAGACGCATCCTTACCACCCATGAGGCGTGTACCGAACTGACCACAAGGTTCGAGGAGGTTGATATTGTTCGAACCCGTGTAATCGTTCGCCAACTTTACAATCGTCTCTGCAAGCGAAACTTCACCGTGATGATAGGCACTCTTCTCAGCCACGAAAGCTGCCAACTGTGCCACCTTCATCTCCGCAGTGAGGTTCTTCTGGAAACAAGAGTACATTACCTTTCTCTGTGAAGGTTTGAGTCCATCCGCCACGTGGGCGATGGATCGCTTGAGGTCTGCGAGACTGAAGTTCACCAGGTCCTTGTGTACAAAGTCGGTGATATCCAACTGCTTCACATCACCATAAGGAACCTCGAGTTGACCAGCCTCCTTGGCAGTGCTCTCAAGAAGCCAAGACTTGCGCGCATCAGCCTTCTTCTTATCAAAGGCGAGAACGATAGAGTCATCAGTCATCGTATCCACATCAAACTTCACAGTCAGGTCTTGAATCTTCTTGAAGTATTCTCGAGCCTCAGCCGAGGTAGAAGTACCCAAACCCTTGTAGTACTTGATTTTCCACCCCTGTTTCCCGGAACCATACCATGTACGGAAAGCTGAGTCGGTGTAGAAAGACTTGGTGTCAGAACCCTTCGTAGCCTTGATGATCGGTGTCACCATCGACACCACAAAGTTCAACTTGAGGAGGCTTGGCCAAAAGTAGTGGATCATATTGAGGATGAGACCCTTGATGTGGGACCCATCATTATCCGCATCCGTCATAATCATGAGGCGACCATAACGAAGCTCAGAGACACTTGTGTACTCCTTGCCTTGTTGGAGACCCAAAATCTTCTTGAGGTCGTTGAACTCTTGGTTGGAGGTCAGCTGTGCCACTGAAGAGTCCCTCACATTCTTGCACTTACCCCTGAGAGGGAAGACACCATAGTGATCTCGACCCACCACAGAGAGACCAGCGACAGCGAGAGTCTTTGCTGAGTCACCCTCCGTCACGATGAGGGTACACTTCCCGGATTGTGCCGTACCAGCCTTGTTCGCGTCATCCAACTTGGGAATACCTGTAATCTTAGACTTCCTGGCTCCATCAGTCTTCTTGAGTTCCTTCATCTCCTTGAACTTCGAGAGTGCTGTGAGTTCATCGGCGATACCAGTCTTGAGAACATTCTTCACAAAGTTCTTTGGGGGTTCAAACTTCGAACCAAAGTCTAGTGACTTCGAGGTACACTCAGACTTGACCTGACTCGAGAAGGTTGGGTTCTCGAGGGTTGCCTTCACGAAGATTGTAAAAGCGTTCTTCACTTGTTGAGGTTTCAGCTTAATCTTCTTCGCCATGTCATCGATGATTCCATTGGCAATGTGGTTGGCGACATGGTCAACATGGGTACCACCCTTCATGGTACAGATGCCATTGACAAATGACACCTGCTCGAGACCATTCTCTGAGGGACCAATGCACACCGACCAACGGTCACCGGCGACAGAGGCAACTTCTTGAACACCTTCATGCATTTTGGCATAGGCTTCAAAGTTTTGTTTGGGGAGGACATCTCCGTTGAACTTCACTTTGCAGTTTTGGGTCGTACAGATGTTCGCATCCCAAACTCGCTTCTGGAAAATGTTGTAAATGGTATCGTCCATCTTGGACATTCCAAACCTCTTCCACTCGGGTGTGAAAGTGATAGATACGGATGATGTGGCACCCGAATGTTTTTTGATTTTTGGTGGGTCACAGACAGTCATATTCTTCGACCACTTTTGGGTATAAGTTTGCTTCGTCTCATGGTCCTTGATGGCGATAGAAAAGTCGGTAGAGTAGATGTTCGCCAACTTGGCACCGTACCCATTGCGACCTCCAACAATCCTCTTTTGAGTGTCATCATAGTTGGTACTCGTGAGAAGATGACCAAAGACGAGTTCGGGGTTCCATAGACCCTCCTTCTCGTGCATGCGGACACCAATACCACCGAGAGGTCCATTGTTCTCGATGGTCACCGAGCCTACATCCTTATCGATGGCGACGGATATGGAACTCACGTGTTTGGGGTGGAGAGAGTTGCGGTCGATGGCGTTGACGAGGATTTCATCAAAGATTTTCAAGAGGGCTGGAGAGTACTTCAAGTTCTTCTTGGTGAAAGTAGAACCATTGAGGATCCAGTAGGGTTCGGTACCCTGCTCGACTGGACCGACATAAGAGTCAGGTCTCTTGAGAATGTGTTCGATGTGGGTGAGCTTTTGAACACTCTCCATACTTTCTTGGAATTATTACAAAACTAACTTTTAACTTAGGTGTAAATAATTGGGTACAATTTTCTCCACTTAGGTATATGCTCACCCTCGCCTCTGTTCAGCCCCACGTGAACACCGCTCGCAAGTTTGAGAAGCGTATCAATAAGGCTGCTGTTGGGACAGCTGTGAAGGTCATCGACAAAGTGTACAAGGATAGGGACTATGCTCGGTTCTATGTGCTCGAAACAATCGCACGTGTCCCATACTTTTCGTTTGTGTCTGTTTTACATCTATATGAGTCTCTGGACATCTGGAGGCGTGCTGACTTTCTGGAGACCCACTTTGCTCAGACCATGAACGAGTACCACCATCTCCTCATCATGGAAGATTTGGGTGGTGATGAGCGTTTTGTGGATCGCTTTTTCGCACAGCATGCGGCTTTTGCGTACTACTGGTTGACGTGTTTTCTGTATGTGGTATCACCTAGGATGGCTTACAATCTCTCAGAGCAGGTGGAGGAACACGCCTATCACACCTATGACGAATTCCTCAAACAGAATGGAGCGAGCCTCTCCCTCGAGCGTCCACCAGCCGTGGCTGCCAACTATTACGAAGATGTCAACAACTTGTATGATGTTTTTACTCGAGTTCGCGACGATGAGGGTGATCATGTGAAGACGATGCAGGACTGTCAAAACTTTCTCGAGGTAAAGTAAGAGATGTACCTCTATCTAATAGCCGCCATCTTTGTTCTCTTCTTGATGATGCAGAACAAGACAAGGGGTATGAACAAAGCCATTGAGAAGCTCATCCGCCAGTCTGCTCGATATGCTACGGCAGCGCAACAAGACAAGTCTCCAGTTGTAGCTATTCTTCACGCCAACTATGCGGCGGCATATCTCTATGCACTCAAGGATATTGCCACCGAGTCTCAAATTCACAACGCTACAGGTATAGATGTCAAAAAGTTCAAGGAGCATGTCATCAATGTTCAGGATGCGGTTACCAAGAAAACTACAGAAACGTGCCCTGATTTTGCGGGTCAGGTTGATATTTACCTGGCTGAAATCGGAGGAGAAGCCTAAGTGGGGGGACAAAAATGTAAAAATCAAGAAAACAAAAATGGAAGTTGTCCGTGATCACCTTTGGGACCGTTGCCTCGCTGATGCGGCTAAGATGTACCGCATCAGCGAGCCAGATGAAAAGTGTGTCAAGCTTGCGAATGCAACTTGGATCATGAAGAAGAAGTATCTCGAACATGAGAAGAAAAAGGATGACCGACAGATCATCGTGATCGAGAAGCCTCCAGAGGTTGTGAATGAACAGAGGAAAGCTAAGAAAATCTGCTGTGCGACGACGATGACTGGGAAGCCTTGTACATTCAAGGCTGTGTGTGGAGACTACTGCAAAAAGCATAGTGTAAAGCATGCACAGTTGGGAGCGAAGGTTGATGTGAGCAAAATTAAAATCAACGACTAATAGAAAGATGATGTTAGACCAAGAGAGTCTTAGACCTGTAATAATAGCGATGGCACTTTACATCACTGTACTCACCATCGTTCCTCGTATAGCTAAAAAGCCCACTGGTATCCAAGTCATTGATGATCTCGTGATGACTATTATTTCACAAAAGGGATCAATGATGAGTGGCACCATCCTCATTGGTCTTATCGTTCTCGCCACCAATTACATTCAGGACGAACTCCTGTAAAATATTCTCCCGTCCCACCAGTTTCTTCGTATGCTCGTGATCCATATGTCGAACACGGTTCTCATAGGCGTGTCTCATGAACTCCAAGAGTTGGTCAAAGTTTGGCTTACCCCAAGTCATACCTTTTTTGAAGAGGAAATCGTCCTGCTCCAACTCTTGAAGTTCACAATCAATCGTGTATGGTGTCTTCACATACTCGGGAGCGCCGCCATAATTCGTGATAATCACAGCCTTGTCTCGAAGTGCAGCCTCGACGGCACCCATACCCACACCTTCAGAATGTGAAAAGTTTACATAGCAGTCACAGCGTTCGTGGAGTTGATCCATCTCTTCATCCGTGAGTAAACCGTTGATGACTTCAACCCTGGGAAATGGGATATTTACATCAGTTTTAGCGGTTGCTTTTATCACTAGTCGTGTATTAGGTTCATTCAGGCGAATGAAAGCTTGAAGAACATCTCGAAAGTTTTTACGGGGATCTGTGACATTACCGATGTGATAGAATGTATATGGCTTTTCGCGAGGTTGTGGGATGTGTGCGTGAATGATGTAAAAGTCATTGTCCGGAAACTGCCGAGAAAGAACCCTTTTACAGAATTCACTTGGAACAGCGATGCGTTTAAACTCTTTCATGATGAGACCATAATCTTCGTGAACAGTTTCAGTCTCACACACAGTCATACAGGCGAGATTCTTCACCCTCGTTCTCGCGTACTTGATATACTCCAGGTGAGCTTTAAGTGGAAGTGTAAAAACTAAACCATGTTCACTCTCAGGCAGTTGACTACCAAAGACATAATAGTGGGAATCTGGGAGAAATATCTGTACATATTTCTTTGCGTGATGACCAATTCCTGTATTTAGTGCAGGGCCGATCACGATCATTGTGTTTAAAGATAATCTTTCTTTTATGTATAGTACAATGGATTCTCTTCGCATAGAAATTGAACAGGAGATCAAGCGCACCCGCCTCGACAAGGGCCGTCTTTACGCCCTTCTTCTCAAGATGATTGACAACTGTGGTTCCGGTGGTGGCTCTGGTGGTGTCGGTCCTCGGGGTTCTTCCGGTCCCGCTGGTCCCGCTGGTCCCGCTGGTCCCGCTGGTCCCGCTGGTGAATGCAAGTGCAAGTGCACTGCCACTGAAGATGCTCCAGCCAAGGCTCCCACTAAGGCCCCCGCTAAGGCTACCACGACCAAGAAGGCCCCCGCCAAGAAGAAGGTTGTGACTAGCTCGGTTGTTTAAATGAATATAAAGTTGTAAACTCTATTATAAATACATGCTGGCTGCTAGACCATTGCGTATTTATAACACAGCTGAAAAACATTGGCGTCAGTATTCACCAGAAATGCCTAGGCGTCCAGTCATTGTGAAAGCAGCTTCTCATGTGAAGGCTGAAAAGTTGAAGACTGAAGTTGAAAACCACAGGGATACTGAAGTTGAAAAATTGAAAACGGAGCTAAAGAAGCACCGGGAAGCTGAACAAAAGATTAAGAGGCATGCAAGGTGGATGATGCGTTCTACACAGGCTGCTCACAAAGATGCACAAGATATTATTGAGATTATTAAGGATCTTTACGGTGAAGACGCTTATGAAGAAACTTAAAAGTTCAAGGTGTTAAAACACATATGGAAAGTATAATAACATCTTTTGCTAAGAGGATTTATACACATGGAAATCATGTTGGGTATGTTTTAAAATACAAACAACTCCAACCTATTTGTAAAAAATGGTCTAAAAATAGACACCCCGATATGAATCGCGTTCAAGAGATGTATGAATATCATAATAATGGGGGGTATATTCCCAAATTAATCCATTTGGCTGAATTAAAAGATGAAGGTCTTATATGTTATGATGGAAATCATCGTCGTGAGTATCTTCAGATGATTGGAGATGATGAAGTTGAATGCGTTGTTGATATCATATTCAACGCGACAAATGACGATGTGATTGAATCATTCAAGGCAATTAACAAAGCGGTTGATGTTCCAGAAATTTATCTTGAAGACTCGATGAACATAAAAGATGATGTTTTGGAACTTGTGAAAAAATATGAAACCACATTCAAACCATTTGTTTCCAGGTCTTCTAAATGTAGAACACCAAATTTCAATAGAGATGTTTTTACTGAAAATGTAACCAAGATATACAGATTCATGAATGGAAGTAAAACAATCAAAGAGATTGAAGAGTTGTTGAATATTTTAAATCTCGAATATTCGAAAAATAAGATATGTAAGTCTCACTCAAAATACAAAGAATCCGTTATTGACAAATGTAAGAAATACAATTTATGGTTATTTCTTGAAAGAGAAATTCCATCGGAACATGTAGAAAAGATTGCACATAAAAAGAGATTTGGAATTTTCTAAGAGTCTCCATAAATTTCTAGGATGTCCCTAACGAGGGGGCTTCTCTCAATATCCTTGAACTCAAACTGGATATATTCGATGCGTTTATGGGTTTTACCTGAGATACGTTCGCATATATCTTTGAGACCATTTTCTTCATACTTTCTATCGTGTTGTTTGAGGTCACCTGTCACGACCATCTTTGTACCTTCACCGATTCTCGTCAAAAGCATTTTCATTTGGTTAGGGGTGGAGTTTTGCATTTCATCAGCGATAATAAAGGCATCTTTGAATGTTCTTCCACGCATGTAGGCGAGGGGGCATATTTCGATGATTTTCTCTTTGATCATATATTGGATGTCATTTTGTGTGTAATATTCGGCAAAGATGTCCATGATGGGTCTTGTCCATGGATCCATCTTCTCTTCCATGGTACCTGGTAGAAACCCAATGTCCTCTTCCACGGAGACAACTGGGCGAGTCAACACAATCCGTTTGTATGTTCGGTCGTTGTACCCCTGTATGGCTGCACAACACGCCAACATAGTCTTCCCTGTTCCTGCTGGTCCCACTGCGAATATCATGGGTTTGTTGATACTGTATAACACACGGTTGTAATTTCTCTGATTGTCACTCTTTGGAACCACATTTGGTTGCACTTCTTCGAGTTCCATTTCTTCCTCGAAATATTCAGTATCACAAGACGATGAGAGTGAAATTTTAAGACGACGTCCCTTTTTACCTCCCATACTTTTTACGCAGAACTTTTATTGACCCACCATATGAAGCCACCCAGAAGTGAAGCCAAAATGGCGACCAAAAGACCAAATGGGTACTTTTTAGGGTTTTCCTCTGGGGGTTTATCTGGCAATTTCTGGACATTTTGGTTGAGGGTGTCAATTTTCTTTAGGAGTTTCTCGAGTGCCATGAGAATTTGAAGTTCCCTATCTTTGGGTTTTTCCTTGACATTAACTGTGGTAATTTCGAGTACCATGTACCATTGTGAGTCTGGATGAAGAGAGACGTAGTCACCATCGTCTTGTTGTTCAAAAACTTTGAAATCTAACTTTTTGATGGAGATGGGATTGAAATAGTTTTGTTGACGATGAAAACTTTTCCATTGCTTGTCACGAAGAACTGTGGTAGAATCTTTCGCGAAGTGTCTTTCTAATGGTACACGGGCAAATACCTGTCCATGGCGTTCATCGAGAATCTGGGCAACCTTTGGAATATCAGGACACACAACATCTACATACTTGGCTATATTACTCGGACTTGCAGATGGACTGGCATCACCCACCTGTGTGATGTAAAAGTCAGCCATTTTCACACCCAGAACTCGACCCATGTCCTCGACATGTGTGTTTGACTTTAGGGTGAGATCAAGAGAAAAGGAGTTGTTTGTACCATTCACAAACCTGGAATCGACGATAATGTATTGAACCTTTTTAGGTATGTCATCTAAAGACATTTCTAATGTTTACAAATATTATAATATGGTCCCTGTGATTGCAAGAAACACAATCGTTTTTACAGGTACTTTATTTGGTTTATGTTTTTGGGACTTCTGTAAGCTCTTGAAGTCATATAAAAACAAGGACCCATAGATATACAAAGATGCTTCTCACAGCCATTTTTAACACCATGATTGCGATGGGTCCTTACTACCTAGATTCGACCTACAAGTGGTTGAAGATGGCTCTATGGAATGCACCGACCCGTGTCATCCTCGATGTTCAGCTTGAGCAAATGCGTCTCGAAAGAAACCTAAGTGAAGAGGAATCCGAGGATGAAAATCAAGAATGAAAGAATATCACTTCCCCCTCGTCACTGACGAATACCGCATCACATTCCTCCAAGCGACTGAAGCCTTGTGCCCAGACGTCCAACGCCTTATCTGGCACGAAGTTCTGTACTGTACCCAGCCTATTGAGCCCCCATCTACACCCAGAAAATGTCCAGCTTATTCCAGGCTTTCGGACGCCTCTTTGCCCCGAAACCTTCTTTCTCATTTCCAAGAGTGATTGAAGCTGTCAATGATTGTGGTGAGAAGCGCTACATAGAAATGGAGAGTTCGACACAGTTTAACGACCGCCGTGAAAACCTTGAAGTCCTCTTTACGAAGTGCAAGAGACTAATGTCCTTCGTAAAGAGTAAAAAGTGGGACGAGACCATGTACACCAGAATTGTAAATTTATCTGACAAGGTTCGTCTCTCCATGTACAAGAATGATGATATCCTTCCACTGTTTCAAGAATTTGAGAGTGTTGAGAACTTTTTCAAGGGAAGTTCAAAGTCTAAAATGAACCTAAGTAGCCTCGATAGTGTGTAATTTTCAAGATGAAATATGCAAAGTTTAATGAGCCTGATAGACAAGAATGCGGAGCTGATACCCGAGGGGGACTATCTACAGATGTGTCGAATTATGAAGGAACTTCACAAGAGTGAGAAGACCCTCCTCGTGACTCCTGATGTGGTTGGTGAAGATTTCATTATGACATCGGATGCTCTTAATGGGTGCCACAAGTGGATTATGGCGACAAACGCACTCCAAGATGCCTATGTCGAACACGAGAAAGATCCCGAAAACAAAGTGAAAGCTGGAATCTTTGGACAACTTCGAGAAGCTACCAAATCATATTGGAGAGAGTTTACCCAAACGTATGGGTACGAAGAACTTATGTGGTTTGTACACCGAGGTACAATCGCACAGAGGCACTATAGACACCTAAGTTCAGTAGAAAGAATGTAATTTCAAGTCAAAATGGATCTCTTCCACAAAATCATCGACCTCGTTGATAAGAACTCGAGTGTCATCCCCGAGGGGGATTACCTCAAGTTGTGTGATAGCATCAAAGAACTGCGAGAAAAGGTGCAACCTCCACCTTTTCTCTTAGACCGGAATGAACCTGTGACCTATACCCCCGAAAATCGTATTCTTCAGCGATGGGTTGAACTAGATGACGAAGAAGAATTTGCCAATCCTGAGTTGAACGCATTTCTTCAAGATTTGCATGCAGAATGGAGTGCGACCGATGACGGGAATTCTATGAAAGATATCATTGAGAAATTCAGAGACGAATTTATCACTGATAGAAGTAAACACAATTTACCCGAAGAGACATATCGCAAAGTGTATGAGTTCTACACACAACTGTGGGCTCAGAGTGAATCAATCTGAAGGTGGTGCGGAAGGATCCACCCTAGCTGAAGATCTTGGTTCTATGCATGCAGATGGGTCAATAGTAGCTGGTGCATGGAGTGCTTTCAGTCTTGTCAGTTCTTGTAATTGAATATGTATCTGTTTGAGTTCGTTGCATATTTTCACGTACACCCACTCCCTCTTTGTTGGGAACATCTCATCATCCATGATCTCCATGATCTTTCGTACATGTTCCATACCTAAGTGTGGTATAGAAATTAAATTTTTCAAGAAAACATGGAACACTCACCTGAAATGTCGAATGACTTTGATGACTGGACCGAAGAGGATTTTGACAATGAAATCAAAAGACTTCGAGAATGTATCAGAGAACTCGAAGCCAAAAAGGTTAAGCGCGAAGAGGACGACGACGATGACGATGATATCACGAATGACCCCGATGTTCGTGAGATGGTTGAAAATGGTGAACACACTTGTCATATGTTTGATGCACCTTGCCAAGCATGTGAAGATGATGAGGAAGAAAACTAATCATTACCAAGTAAGTCAATCTCATGTTCATATGTTTGAGACAGTAAGATAGTTTTCAAGTCTCGTGTGAACGAAATAAATTTCCTTGGAATGTCGCCCCATAGACGCTCATTAGAAACAAATGCATCAACGGCTCCATCCCTCAATAGAGGTTCGAGGAGTGTCCAATTGGGTTCACTGTATCGTATTTTTGTACACCCTCTCGCGAACCGCCTCGAGTAGATGTACCACGCCGCAATTCCCTTGTATATGTTTATAGGTTTTTTCCCCTGTTCGAGACACTTCCGAAGAGATGGTACTACAAAAGTATGAAACTTTGTGAAGCCATCCATACAAATTCTGTCAAGTTCGTCGACATTGGTTGCGTTTGAGAAACGCTCCTCAACTTTGTCGACGTACTCATAAATATCAAAGGGAAGTTCACCATCGATAGAAGGAATAATCTCACCATATTGAAGTTGTTTAAAATGACGACGGTGCACCGGATCACTCATGACTTCATCGAATGTGTTGTATCCAGAGAGTGCACCGAGGTAGGCGAGGGATGTATGACCACCATTGAGAATACGAATCTTTGTCTCTTCGTAAGGTTCTATATCCTTCGTAATGACAACCCCAACTTGGGTCAGGTCTGGAAAGTCTGAGGCAAAGTTGTCCTCTATGACCCATTGTCTATACTCCTCCGTCTGAACAGCATTGTGTCCATAACCTGGAAAGTCACTTTCAACTTCTTCACGGAGAGTATCTGTTGTCCTCGGTGTGATACGATCAACCATACACGAAGGAAATTTGACATTTTCACGGATCCATATGGCAAGTTCATGTTGATTTGTATGATAGAGGTACGCTAGAAATTGGGTTTCAAGTGTGAGACCATTCTGTCGGATGTTATCACAGCATAATATGGTCACAGGTGTCTTACGGTTCCTGAGGCCACATGCCAAGTACTCAAAAAGAGGTGACCCTGGTGCGTATCCACTCTCTGTGACGGTGACAGTGATAAGATGAACACTCGGTAAAGTGAGCATATGTTTGGCGATGGTTCTATTCTTCGTCCAGTCGATATAATCAAGATGTGATCTGACAACCCTGTACTCCGAAGGGGTCTTAACGATGTAGTCGTCAATTTCACGAAATCCTTCGTTCCTAAGATTGACAGCGACAATCCCCCATCTGAGGTCACCAGTCTTTTCCATATACTCGTCTATATACATCGCCTGATGCGCCCTGTGAAAGGCACCATAACCTATATGTACTATACCAGTATGACATTCGGACTTATCATACATTCGTTAAGATACTTAGACAAATTAAAATCAATATCTTTAAGGATGGATGATTTGCTCAGAGTTATGCAGATAATTGACCAGCATTCAAATGTTTTGCCTGAAGGGGACTATCTCGAATTGTGTAAGCATTTGAAGAATGCGTACAATAAGAGGGCAGACCCGGTGTACTTCTTTGAATACGAAGATTTTAGGATACACCCCATCGGTGAAACTCAAGAGACTTTTCAATATTTTTATGACTACTACTTTGATAAGGCTCTTAACATAGACAGTGATTTCATACAGGGGCAGATAACTTATCTACAAAAGGAACTTGTGGAGGCGCAACCCATCAAGCGTATCACCAAAAAGGTGAAGGAGAGAGTCCTTAGACATTACTGTCATATGAATGGACTTGGTGAGGCGGATGTCGATGTTGAGTTCCCCGCGAAAGATTTGCAGGTGATGTGTAGAGCGTATGTGGACACAGAAAACGAATTTAGACTCAGGTACCGCACAGCTATCGAAAAGAGACTTGAATGGTTGGAGCAGTCTGATGATAGACTTGATGATGTATAAAGATTTGGAGATCTGAAAAGATAATGTTAGCTCTTCAGCCATTAGCTACATATAAGCCAATAACAACACGTACAAAGCGTCAGGATAAACGATTCAGAATTTATTCTACAGCATATAAAAATGTCGACCCTTACCGTGAAACTTCCTTACGGTACATGGGGTACGCGAACGAGCTTGGTGAAGCTTTTACGTCGTATCTCCCTGAATGGGGTCTTCCCGCGTCCTACTGTGTTGCCGCATCCTATGTCATGTTTGACACGATTGACAAGGGTCAGAAGGCGTTTGATGCTGCCGAAGAAGAAGACAAACTCACCGACACCCTCAGGATTTCTACGGAAACTCTGACTTGGCAGATGCTCGCTTCTGTGTTTTGGCCCGGTTCAATCATCCGTGTGATTGTAAATGCGTCGGCCACTATGATTTCGAATAGTCACCTTGACGATGAGCTTCACTTTTTACCTACACTCATTGGATTGATGGCTATCCCTGCGATTGTGAAACCCATTGACACAACGGTGGATAAACTCATGGAAAATTCTATATCGAAAGTCATTAACGGTGAAATCAAGACACCCGAGGATGCGAGTGCTGCGTTCATGACTGCGATGGGTTCCTTTTCCGTACCACCAATCATGTTTTTTATCGCAGCCGCAATCAAGAAGTTAAAAACCTAAGTGAAAATGATGTACCAAAAATACAAGTAAAAAAATGGAGAATCTCCAAAATCTTATGCAATGTCTCGACGACATTTCCAAGATGATCCCTGAGGGCACCTACTTGGAAATGTGTGACAACCTCAAGCAGGTGCACAAAACTTTACCGAAACACAGCGACCCCCCTCTTAGGGACAATCGTCGAGTTCCTTTCCAACCTATTGTCGTTGAAAGTGACACAGAGAGTGAAAGTGAAAGTGAAGAGGAAGATGAGCCTTGGCGTCCTGAGTGGTACGATGAGTGGGCACAGAATGAGGAATGTCTTCGAAGACTCCTGGCTGATATGAAAGTTGTGAATAGGTCACTGACAACTTTGAAGCCTATTCAGCGCATGACCAAGAAGGTCAGGGAGGCTGCGATGAAACACTTTACTTCTCATACACCAATCTTTGACATTGACATTTTTGAAGAGGTTGATTCGGAAGATGCTACATTCGAAAACTTTGTGCGACTTACAAACTGGGCATATTTGTCATCAGCTGATCGAAAAGAACTCACGAGTAAGAAGTTTGAGAAGAAAATTTATGACGAGTACAAGATGTTCGAAAACCATCGCATCGATGTTAGGAGGAGCGAAGCGATGGAGTTGAAGAGGAACCTGGAGATTGAGATCAACGACATGAGGGAGAGGCAGAACTATTTGAGGGTGCATTACAACTTGTAAGTTTGGGTGCACCACCATTTGTTGCCACCGGTGTATTCGAAGATGATGTGGATGAGGGCACCAGCGATGAGGTGGAGCATTGGGGTGTCAACCTTGAGATTAAGTTTGCTCACACCCAGGATGAGTACAGCATTCATGATTCCAATAATCAAAGATTCCAACAGGACTGTTTGTATAGGTCTAGTCATTTAATATATCCGATGAAAAAAATATTTACTAACAGTAAAACAATGAAGAACGACACTTCGAAGATTGCTATGTACATCGCGATCGGTGCTCTCATCGCTGTGATTGCTCTCCAGCTGATGGGTCGTCTGAAAACTGAGCGCTATGAGGGTGGCGAGTCTGACAAAACTGCTGCTGAGCTCTCGGAACTTCTGGCCGAACTCGGGGATGATGAATCTATGGAGATTGACGAGGAGATGGAGGGTGATGAGGAAATGGAACCTGCCCCAATGGGTGAGGATTCGGATGAGGAGATGTAAGAGGCTCAACGAAATCAAATAAATAATCTCGCATTATATAAAGATGGACTTTAATCCGATGATGGCGCCACCACCGGTGAATGCTGTCCCGGCTAAAAAGGGTGGAAACACCACTTTATACATTGTGCTCTTTTTCCTTTGTGTCATCTCTGTGATGGCAGGGGCTTTCTACTACCAGACACAGAGCGCGGCTTCGAAAGCTGAGGCTGAACTTAAGAAAATTAAGGATGAGGCCGCTTCCGCGATGGCAGCGGCCCAAAGTGACTTCGAGAAGCAACAAATTCAGGCGGAGGCTGATGAAAAGGCTCGCTCCGCACAGATGAAAGCGAATGTAGAGGCCCGCGAAGCTCAACTCAAGAAGCTTGAAGCTAAGGTCAACGCTGATCTCGCGGCGGCCGCTAAGACTGTTAAGAATGCGAACAACCTGAAGGCTGCGGCCACAAAGACTTCTAATGACGCGGTTCGGAAATTGAAAGAAGCCGAAGATGCCCAGAAGAAGGCGGATGCTACCGGCAAGGAAAACGACAAGAAGTTGGCTGCTGAGAAGAAGAAGCTGGCGGCTGATGCCGCTAAGAAGGTTGCTGTGGCGAACAAGAAAGCCGCTGATGCCGCTAAAAAAGCGAAGGCTGAAGCGAATAAGGCCAGGGATGTAAAGAAGAAGCTCGATAAGGCCAATATCACTCTCAAGGGTAATGCGAATGAAATTGCGGCTGCTAAATATAACGCAGTTCCCGGATACCAAATTCCCGGTCGTAAGGGTAAGGGTAACAAATTGAATGTATCGGGACCTAAAGTATGTATCGATGAGGCTAAGAAACTGAAAGCTAATGTATGGGGATATAGAAACAGCAAACACCCCAACAAGAAATATAAGAAATCTTGCTTCTTTATGGGGGTTCCATCTGGTAACACATTTTCGGGTCTCAAGAATGATTCGATTCATATGATCGGATGTGCATATGGTGGAAACCCTAGAACCGGGTGCGACTTACCTCCCAAGGCGACGTCGATATTTAAAAGTAAAAAATTATCCAGCCTCGTCAGGAAGTAATATTAGATGTAACTCAAGAAGTACTGCTGGTAGAAATTCACAATAAAGCAAAGTGGTGGTGGATTCAAATTAAAAGGTGGTAAGGATGGTAAATGATGTAGGCGCGTTTCCTCAAATATCAGATGTGACCGAGGTGCTGAGAGAGATGGTTACACATTTTATTCAAGGAGCAGATAAAACCTAAGTATCCCTTAATAAAAGTAAAAACCAAACAAAATGTTAGAATACCTCGCCCTCATTGCGGAGAACGAACTCCTTCGTATTGAGAACGAAAAGCTCAAGGCTGTCCGTTGTCCATACGTCACCCGTAAGGGTACGCAGTGCAAGAACAAGATCACTTGTAGGGTCCATGGAGTGTCCAGTGTGCTACGAAAGTGAAGCGCGGTGTCGTTTCACTTGTGGACATGGATTTTGTGAGGAGTGCACAAAATCGTGGTACATGAAGGGTAAATCTTCGTGTCCTATGTGTAGGGCTTCTATGTGTTTCAAAGGAATTACAAAGTTGAAGAAGCAGTGGCATCGTGAGAAGCAAGAAGAGACTTACAAAAATCTCGTGGTACAAATATTCGATGAGTTGATGGAGGAGTATGATGACATTCTTCTTCAATGTATAGAGGTTGTTCAGAACCGATTTCAGTACACGATACTGAAGCATCCAGACATTTCATGTGAGTTACTTGATATAGTACTTCGCATGACGTGGGTGGACATTGACTATATGTTGAATGATCCGGATGATAATGTCATTGAGCCAAAGACATTCACAAAGTATCTGTTAGTGAGCAAGTATGAACATTTTAATAAAACACGTGGTTTTCACACTTTTGAGCCATAGATGGCCAGAGTCGTGTAAACCTTCTATCAAGTATTTCACTAAATCCATTATAGACCACATTTACAAAAATCGTACCTATCCCCTTATTTTCATTTTCAACTGCGTGGTACATTCCCGCTGGTATAAAAAATTCATCCCCTGGTTTAGATGTTTTTATGATGTATGGAACTTTCATAGACTTCAAGAGTTTTTCCAGATTCTCGAAGGATAATCCATTTACTTTTTTGATGAATTGTTTTTCTTCCTTGATGTCGCTATATTCGAGACGGAAGAGTAGCCATTTCTTAACACCATCTAACATTATGACTGTCTGATCGTAAGTGTCGAAATGACACGAATGTCTCCATGGATTTGTTTGGATGCGTAACATACATCGTTCAACATTTTCTCGATTTTGTGTGATGGGTGATACAAACTTCATGAGTTCAGATTCAGATGAGGTTGCGGTTGTGTCGGATATTTTGATCATGTACGAGATGTTCTTGTTTTTGTTATCAAAAATATCGGTGTATGATCTGAATGATTTTTCAATTGGATCTGTACTTTCTATTTCCGGTAGTGTAAAGTCATACAAACCAACTACACCTGATAGATGACTAAACTGTTTTGAGAAGTTTCCCCAAGAGTACCTTTCCATTGGAACTTTCTTGTCTTTATTCCCTAAGTAAGACCCGTGGTTGTTTTTTACAAAACTCCCCGTGGTTGTTTTTTACAAAATGACCGATTTAACCCAAATACTTGCAGAGCTCCGCGAACTCC